TTTGCGTCTTGTGACAGATATATATATGTAGTTTTACCCATAGCAGTTACCGCTACTGTGCAAGTTCTCATCATATTTGTCTAATTAACAAATAAAGGTTTTACACGTAGTATTCCTCTATCTAACTTTAATATTTCAAAATATTGAGATTGACCTGTAACTTTAGTAGTATATCCACTAGTATAGTTTTGAATATTCTAATGAATAGCAAACTAATTAAGTAATATAGTAGTACCGTATCTCAATTGAATATCTCTTTGTGTAGTACTATTAGGTAACCAATTTTCAGCTAACGAATCTGATGTTAACTCATCTCTTTCAGAGAAGTTTAACGTAATAGAACTGTAGTCAGCTAATTCATTAGAATCTGTAGTACAAGCGTGAGTAAGTTTATCATTAATCTCTGCCTTAGAAGGACATTCTTGCATAGTTGTAGTAGGATAACTTACATATTGTTTATATTGAGATGGTACTCTATCATAAATATTTTCCCAAGTCTGCATCTCTACAGCAGCTCTAGGTTCAATATCAATTGTTTTGTTTTCCATTCTTCAACTCCTATATTTGTTTCTTTAAATCTTCTACTTCCTACTTAAGTAACTTAATACCTTCAATAGCTACTACTCCTAACATACAGTAATCTACAGATTTCATACCATCACTATCTGTGTTAACTATTTCAGCAAAGTTATTCTCTAAATCCTATGCAACAGTACCTATCTGGTGTTTATCATGCATATCAAACTCTACAGTAGGTATATTACATATCTGGTCTAACGTATGCTTTAAAGGAGCTATATCAGACTTTAATCTAATGTCAGATTCTTTAAAGAAGCCTGAAGCATGTATTGCACCAAAAGCTCCATCTGCACCAGCTTGACCATTACCTACGTATACTGCCTTGGCCGAAGTTACTGAATCATATCTAGATCTATAGTTAATCCATACATAGTTTCCGATACTATCATTTGCAAAGTTAAACTCATTATCATGCACTATTTGTAAATTTTTAACTTCTCCAAATAGATCATCTTCAACGTATGTAAAGAAGTCTTTTATATCTCCTTGTGTATCCTTTATAGAGTATGTGTTATATCCATCTAATACTTCAGAGGAATGTGCAGTCATTTTTAAGTCTGCGTAATCACTAGTATAAAAATAATTAGCACCTCCTCTAAGATATATATAGAATGTAGAAGTCTGTGTAGTCTAACGCATTTCTCCAACTGCTGTTTCTCCTCCCCATCCTGCATACCAATCGTTTAATTTATTTTTAGCATAGTATTGTCCATATCCACTTCCAACAATTGTCATACCAATGTGTAATACAAAACCTCCACTATTTGTAGCCCAAGATGGTTTAGGGCTTATTCCCGCAGAATCATTATTCAAGCTATTCCAAATTATTAAATTACAAGGAGGTACAATACTATTAGGGTCAGCAGTAAATGATACAGGATACCAATGATTTTCATCAAAGCCTTCACCTACTAATGATACTGATTTACGTCTATCTCTATCTTTAGATAGAACGTACATATCGTTCACATTTTCTACGATGAATAAATTACTATCAGTATTATCACTATCAATTACAGTTACTCTTCTACAAGTTCTTTGATTACCATTTGATATATAATAATTATAAATAAAATGCAGTTCATATTGAGTATTATCTATATTTTTCCAAGCATTTACTCCTGATAACTGTATACAGTTAGTATCTGGAGTGTCTTTAATGTGGAAAAAATATCGAGTATGTGTTTTTAGTATATCATTAACTATAGATCTAAAGTTAGCAGAACCACCAAAAACTGAACTTATATCACTAGAAGCTCTATCTTTTTCATGATATACAATTGAAATAATATCTCTAATATCTTGTAATTCAATAATGTTTATATCAGAACTACTAGATCCACCGCTCACTTCTTTGTAAGTACCATTATCAGATAGGTATTTAGTACCATTACCATTAGTAATTATTTTATCTAATTTAGTTTTATCTAACTATGACATCAAACCTGCTTGAGATGTAGTAGCTGAAGTAATAGTAAGAGTATTTCTACCTGTTTGCTATGCTTCTTGTCTATAAGTAGTAAAATTTAAAACTGCTTCAGTAGTAGATTGGTTTACATTTACTGTATCAGTAATTAATTTATCAGGTATCCTATTCAATTTATCTGTAGTAGCTTTACCTTTGTCTCCAGGATATGCGGTAGAACTAGTTTCACCTAATGCTAACGATTTAGATATTTCAACATAAGCAGTACCTGACCATCTGTAAGTTAAATTAGTATCTTGTACTATATATATCTTTCCAGATTCGCCAGTATCAGGTAGATTATTAAATGTATCAACTTCTATTACATCATCTACATAAGACGGTAATTGAGCAGATGGAATAATACCACTTTCATTCAAAGAAGCCAAACCATTTGGAGCACCTTTGCTGTTTATAAACTATTGTACTTTACTATTAAGTTCAGACGTATCTCCTATAAGTATCCAACTACTCTGCTTAGTGTAGTCAGCTCCTGGCTATAATTGATATACTTCTCCAGGTCTATCTTTACAGGAAACTAACATACAGTCATATTTCCATATACCTCCCTATTCATCTGTCCAGGTCTCTGGTTTTACTAGATCTGCATATGAATTAACTAACGATCTAGCTTCGAGAGGGGCATCTTTCTTTACTTCAAGATTACCACTAAAATTAAACGTTCCTCTATCTCTCATAATTAAGCAAATGTTATTTTAAATGAAGATGAACCGTTAGTTCCATCATTACGAGTATATATTTTATATTGTACATCAGTGCCTTGTACATTTATAGTTTCAGTAGTAACAGAGAATCTACTAACACTATAGTCTTCATACTTACCACTAAGTGTATTCAACAGCGTAATCTTAGTTACATTGAACTTAGCTGGTATCTTAAATGCGTGTTTATTGCTTGCTGTTTCAGCTACAAATGTAACATCTAATGTTTTATTAGTAGTCAGTCCTAATTTGGCAAATGTTGTAATATTATCCTTATTAGTATAGTAAGGATATACTCCTGTAACATTCAATGTTTTGGAATTAGAAGGAGTTGAGCTAGTCTTAGTAATAGTATCTTTAGCTACTGATTTATGTTCTTCACTAGTCTTACCTAAGTTACTACATGCATAATATACAGGCATAGAAGCAAATGTAGCATTAGCTGTAGGCCCAGTTATATCTACTTTTACTGTATTAGTACCTTCAATAGCTTTAAATGTCTTGCTATCTAAAGTAACCTAAGCGGGATTAGTATTAGCTGTTGCATTCTCTACACTACCATTAGTAGTACGCTTCATAGTATAATTAACTGAATTTAGAGCAGCGTTACTAGCATTAACTGTTATAGTAGTATTAGAAGAATCCTTAGTATTATCATTAGTAGAACTATAACCATAAGTAAATCCACTGTATGTTCTAGCTGTAGTAGACATAGTAGCAACAGATAGAGTAGTCTTTCCAATAGTAACAGTAGCACCTACTTCTACTAAGCCTGTATTACTTAATGTAAATGAAGGAGCTGCAATAGCTGCACTAACTGTACCTTCTTTGAACACAAGATTAGTAGGCCATAATTCTTTAGTAAATAAAGATACAAATAAATCCTACATGCTTGTATCAGGACTAATACTGTTTATACCAGCTTTGTTAAGTAAGTCAGCTAACGGACCACCTGCAACCGGTATAGCATCAGTAGTCTTTATAGTTTCTGTAGTATCTTCTATTAATTCCTGATAATTACCATTATCAGTTAAATACTTATTACCATCTCCGTCAGTAACTATCTTATCTACTTTTACTTTATCTGTAGCAGACATAACGCCTGCATTACTAGTAGTAGCTGATGGAATAGTTTTACTACCTTGAGCATCACCATCAAACAAACCTGATTCCTGTTTAACGTCATACTCATAGTTGAAAGTAACAGTTGAACCATCTGTAGTAAAGTCTGCAACTTCTCTAATGACGTTATCAGGTAAACTATTAGCTATATCAGCTAAATGCTTACCTTTACCACCATCATACGCAGTACCAGTTACTTCTCCAATAAATAGTCTTTCTGACATAACTACCATATCATTACCATCCCAGAGATGTATGATATTAGTACGGTTATATTCATCTAAACCTACTAGAACATATACTTTAGATGTAAGTGGGTCTAACATGTCCCACTTGTTAAAGCTTCTAACATACAGTTTCTTATTTTCTTTGCAGTAGTAAATATCTCCTTCTTTAGCTTGATATAACAGTAAGTCCATTTCTGATACTGTGTCTACAAACTTCTATATTTTTATCAAAGCTTGTAGTTCTAAATCACTATCAGATATATCCCCTATATAATCTATTAAGGACTATATACTTAGCTTACCATTATGAATACCATCTTGAAAAGGAATTATTTCTTTACCATTGAGATCTTTCCTTTCAACTAACTAACTTATTCTAATTCCTTTTGTAATCATGTCATTATTTTGTTTTTAATGCATTTATAGCATCTATAATAGCTGGTTTACAATACTGATTTACGAATTGCATAATAGTTTGCATTTCTTCATCGGTATATTCTAGCTCACCTTCAGAATTATAAATCTTTAAAGCTAAGGAATGAGCTTTAATACCACTACCTACTTCATAAATCAATTCACCTAATTGTTGTCTAGCATCCATACAAATCTTATTTGTTTTTTGGATGTCAGTGTATACTTCCAGTTGTGCAAAATTTATTTTCATAATTAAATAGATCTACTTCTAAGTATTGCATAATAATTGTTTTGTGAATATACTAATAGAAAATCCATAACATCTCCTACATTCACAGTAATCCATTCTATTCTATTACCATTATTATCATATAATATAGGTCTATTACGATCACTGTCATTATTTCCTCTACCCCATATATTGCATTCTTTTGGATTCCTACGTGGGTTATAAACAAATGTTACAGGAACGGCCCATTCAAGAGTTTGTATGGCTAACTTTGTTTTTACGCTATCAAGATGTGGTAATCCATACCACATACGTCTAACGCTACTACCTATAAATATAGTCCTTGAATACTATTGATACAGTATCTAGTTTTCAGTAGGATTTGTAGCATAAGCAAGTTTATAACCTACTACATCCCCATGTAATGACAAACTTCCAAAGCCGTATATTGCCATATTACGAATTAAACTACCAGTAATATCAAAGTACAGACCATCATTTATCTATGCAATACTAAAATCATTAGCATTACTTTTAAAAGAACCAAAGTATGAATAACCTAAAGAATTAGGAGTACCTATTAATGCTTCTCTTTCACCTTCCTTAAACTTTATATAACTAGAGAACAGCTTCATTCCGTTTGTCTCTGTACCACCAAATAGCACACCTGTAATTTCAAGTGACTAAATAGTACCAGATAATGCTTCTATTTCTCCCCTTATGGATGCGTTATTAGCTACCATTCTACCATCTTGTCTAACTAAGAATGGAGCGTTAGCCCTATTCTCTTCAGTAGTACCGGCCCATATACGAACAGAATTGTTATCATTACCACCTTCACCAGTAATACCTGCTACTACATGAAAATCATTAGTAGTATTACCAGTTTGATAACCAACTCTTAATGAGTTACCAGTAATAAAGTCTAATTTAGCATTTTTAGCTATAATCAAATCAGTATAAATACTAGCTACATTCTGAGCTAATTCTTCCCAATATTCAACTCCACCGGGAGTACCAGGCTTGTTATCACTAGAAGATAAGTGTTTGCCTTGTCCGTGACCTCTATCTATAGTAGATATACATTTGTATGCTTTATAACCTGTAGAAGTTCCTAAATCTTTAATTAAAGCAATATCTAAGTACCTCAATGGTTGTACTGTTGGAGATACTTCACTTTCATTGCAATATAGTCTACCAGGCCACCATTCAGACCTACGTACTATTAAACCTTCTCCTGTATCACCTTTAGATACCTGCATTAACCAATCCGGATTACTATCGCTAGGTTTAGTATCGGTACCGTTTATATTAACACATAACCATAAGTAACCTAATACACTTACTCTATCATAGTAATCATAGTGAGTGTCTGGTTCCCAAGGTCCTCTATCATTAGCATATCTTATCTCTTCTCCATTTGGCTTTACTTGAGTAATAGTACCGGTAAAGTATACTGAATTAAGATATGCCGAATATCCTCTCATATCGTAACCAAACATATTGAGATTATCAAGATTACCAAATTGCATTGCAATATTCTTAGCCTTCTAATCCCAAGTATTCTAGTTTACTAAGTAACGTGTATAAGTACGAGTTGAGTAACAAGATGTTTGGCGATCTACATTAGTTTTATTACCATATGCAACAAAGTTCATTTGAGCACATGGGTGAAACGTCATATTCCAATAATCATCTACTGGCCTAAGCTTGTAACCAAATTTCTTATTTTGTGCATCTAGTATGTTAGTAACTTCAAAGTAAACAGTATAGAAACCCGCAAACTTTCTATTACCTCTACCATCATCTTCATCGTGTTCAGCATTTTCATCTGTCTTCTCTGAATGATATATACCCATACATAAGTCACCCATTGATACAGCCCCGTATTCTCCTTCTTCTAGTTTCAGTGTAATAACACCTGAATATTCATCTGTTTGTTCTACACTTTCTATTACACCTGCGCCAGGAGCATTCCACTTATCTCCTAATTGAATCTCTACACGATTATATCTCAATTCAGGTACTTCAAGGAATCTACGTAAAGTAAGACTATCAAATTCAGCATGACCATATCTGTCAATCTTACCACCAAATCCTGTAAGACCTGATGCAAAACCTTCTTGACCAAATATTGCTGATTCTTTAAACCATACTTCGTAAGCAGTAGAATCAGGCTTGATCTTACTTAAGAATACATCATCATATATCTCTGTATTCAGGTTCTTATTAGTCCACTTCTATAATTCACTATCCCATGCTAATGCATTGTCATTACGTAAATTATTAATAGATACATCTTGTAAATCAACTAATTTACCAAGTAAGCCAGTTACTACCTTATTAGCAGCAATATTTGACCATCTTTTACCATCATACTAAAGTAAGTCTAATTTAGCAGCATCTACTATATTAGTATCCTTCATCTACTCAATACGATTCTATAGATTAATTTGAGTTTGTAGACTGCCTATATTATTACGTAATTCTTCTATATCAGATGTATTAGCTGATATATTCTCATTAGACTTATCTAAGTCTGTATCTTTAGCATACTATATTAGACTATCTGATATAGTCTTAATAGATGTGGTATTTTTCTGTACTTGTTCTTCTAATGGAGTCATTTTTCACAAATTAAAAGTTCGTCATAGAATGTTTTTATACCTAAATCTACTCCTAAACTTTGTTCTAGCAGTATTGCTTTATCATCAGTTTCTGAAGTATCCTTCCACATTTCATCCAAAGGATGTACTAACTTGCTTATCAATGCTCTAAGACAATCTATTTGTTCATCTGTAAACTTTAAATCACTTTCTAATAGACGAGCAATATGATTAGCACAAACCCATTTACGTATACAAGGTATACCTTGATTAGAGTTGTACTTAACTTTTAAGTTATACTCTTTACCTATTCTATATATATCATCTATTAGCATAATGAACAAACTCCGTTTCTACAAGTTTTATTACAAGCAAAGCAATCGTGGTTATTGTAGAATGTAGTTTTAGTATCTAAACATATATTTAGCATTCTAGCTATATCTGTATAATACTGTACTGCATCGTCTATTAAGTTATTATTGATAGCGTAACTTAACAGATCTTGTTTCAATAAAAACAATATCATTCTATCTATTTGCTGATCATCTAAACAAGTACTACAGTTCTTACATAGTAATTCTACTTCTTTATAATATATATCAGCTTGATTGAAAAAGAATTGACTTGAATTATCTATAGTAGCAATAAACGCACTCATACACATATTTTCTAATTTATTAGAATCTATTACTATAGATAATCTCTATTCGTCAATCTTTACATCAGAGCTATAGTCTGTACCTAATACTAATAATCTATATGAATGCTTATCAGGATTTACTGAACTCCTGTTAGAATAGTTATTCAGTGTGTCTATGTATAAATACAAATTAGAATCTACTGAATCAGGTATCTTTGTATCTAATTCTACTACTATGTTGTGTTTTACTATTGTTATACCAGTTATCTTCATATTAATACTTTTAAATAAAAAAAGGCTACAGGGCTATTTAGCCCCATAGCCCTTGTCAGCACACTGAAACACTGTTTTTATTATGCTACAGTTTCACCTTTGATAAATGACTGAATACCTTTATCAACGATAGAATTAACCATACTAGGACAGTATACTTCCGTAGTCAACGGAGTAGTCTTAATATATTGGTTGTCATTACTCAGATACAGGTTATCATTTTCAATTACTGCATAGTCATAAGAAGTACCTTCTACTACTTTGCGAGCCTGTTCTACTTCAGGATATGCACCAGTAAACACATGACCTTTATAGCCCATGTAGCGTACTTCTGCATCACGAACTTGCTTCCAGAAACCTTTACCAGGATTACCTGGAGTCTTAGCAATAGTAGCACCAGATACTGCTTCCGGCTGATTAGCAAGCAATGCACCAGGAACAGTATGATACAGAGATACTTCCATATCTACTACAGAGTATTCATTCAGAGAATAAACACCTTCATTATCATCTTTAACCATAGCAGTCAAAGTGAGAACAGCAGCAGCATTCTCAGCCTGAATACGACGATTCTTGTGAGCATTAATTTTCTTTACAAAAGCTTCCGCTAATTTCTGTGCTTCATTTGATTCAGCATATACTTCATAAGTATGAGTAAATTGGAAGTTATTAGCTTCAATATCTTTATACAATACACGAAGTACATATCTGTGACCAGCAACAATAGTAGCATTAGTCAAAGTAACTACTACTTTATCCTGAGTGGGTTCTACATGCTGACCGATTACGGCAGATGGTTTAGAACTCTTCTGAATCTCATTAGAGAATTCAATATTAGCTTTCTAAGCAACATTACCATCAGGCATAGTAACATTGATCTTTTCACCTGCAACACCTACATAGAGTGAGCTAGCCTTAGCGGCTTCTGCTGCTGTTTTAAGGATAGCTTTATTCTGATCAAACAAAGCTACTTCACCAGCATTCAAAGCATCTACAGTAGTATAGCTAGCAGGACATTCCTTACCGATAAGAACGGTGTGAACTGAAGTTATCATATAATGTAATTGTTATTTTAAATTAGACATATTAAGCGCTTCTGTCTATTTTCGCTTACTTTCTACTTTCCTAACTTGTTTAAAAGTTTAATTTCCACGTCAATAAGCGCTTTCTGTTAATGTTATTCCATTGAATTTACTTCATTAGAATATACATTATAATTTGGTAAAGTAGCTAATATTAACTATACTGCTAATTTAACTATTTCCATATGAGTATGACTAGGAAGGTCTGTATACTCATCAGTAGGATTAGCTTTAAGGTCTACTTTACTTGGTTTCTTTAAATACTCAATAGTATATTCAGCTACCTTATAATTACCATCAGTATATAAAGTAATAGTATTATCCTACATGAGTTTGATAGGTTTAGCTTTAGTATACTTTAGATGATACTCTGATAATGAATTCTCTTTGATTCTGTCTACAGTTTCAATAGTACCTTCTATAGTATCACTATACTTAACTTTATAGTTACCTTCCGAGTCTTTCTCCCAACAATCATTAGTAATACCATCTGCAGGAGCTATACCTGCTGTATCACCTAATAGTATTACATAATCGTCAGGTAAGGTAACTGTATAGGTTTCTTGATTAACCTTAGTAATGTCAATATCTTTATAAGTGTGCTTTGTAACCAAAGTACGTAAATCATCAGTACGTTTCTAGTCCTACTCGAAGCCTCTTTGTTTGAAATTGATACCTGAATATCTAGTCTTCCAGAACTTATCGACAGCCTCATTAATAAATGATAATATAGTATCAGATGGTAGTTTGTTATCAATAGCCAATGTAGGACTAATTAGCTATAGTCTTCTTTCTACCTCTATTTGCATTTCTCTAGGATTAATAAGCCCTCCTTTCATTAGGTGAATAATAAGACCAAATTGATCCTTTCTTCGTAAACCCTAATTTTCCTTTTCTGTTGTTTGATAAAATATCTCTACGTAAATTTCCTTTTCTCTTGGAACCGTACAAATATTCGCATACTGAATGATTAGAGTACCATTCTTTTATAAAATTTCCTTCTAAATCATACTGATATACTGATTTTCTATTTATGCCAGCTACTTTTAAAATATTAGTTATATGTTTGGCACGAAATTCAGGATCCTTCCATATCTCAGAATGAGTTTTACTTAATTGCCTTTTAGTTTTTTCAGACCTGTGTTTACCTAAATTAGCCTGTAACAAAGCCTTTTTATGTTCTTCAGATAATTGTTTTCCTTTTTTTCCAAGAGAACCTCCAGATTCAATATTATAACCATATCGTTTATCTGTAGAATTATAATAAGCAATCCAATATCTTTCCCTTTCATCTAATTCCTGCTAATTCTAACACCTTTCAAGAATTATTAAATCAAAATTTTCAATTCCGTGTTTATTTAAAGCATTATGAAAGTAGGTTTTATGAGCTTTTGTATTAGGTCTACTGTTTGTAATATGCTAAGTTACTCTCTTTCTAAGTGATTTAGTTGTCTATTCTATGTAAACCTTACCATTTATTTTATTCTTAAAACGATAGATTACATAGTTTATTAGATACTAATCGTCTATTAAAAACTATGCATAGTCCATTATTCATTCAAGCTATCAAGTTGTACTTTAGTCTGTGTTCTCTGAGATTCTATAGTCTCTAGTGCTATTTCTACAGCTCTATCAATTACCTCATTTAATATGTAATCAGGAACCTCAGTGATATCCTTATTGTAGTCTGTATAGCTTATGTTCTGAGGATACTTAATATAAGTAATATCAGCAGTATAAGTATCAGCAGACATACGTATAGGATCTATATATATCTTCAGTGTATTATCTTCTAATACTGCTACAGGGGTTTCTATCCAAGGCATATTATTATATGTCTATAAGAATCCTTTAGCCTTTTCATGATCTATAAGTGTACATATAGCAACTTCATCATTGAAGTGTAATACACAATCTACATAGAACATTCTCTTAAGTTCTTGATTGTCTTTAAAGAAATTAGATAGAGTAAGAACATTAGAGCTAGAGTATGGATATACTAAAGGTTGTGCAGTATCTGTCTTAATTAACTTCTATAAATCAGCAATACGCTTAACGGCACCTTCGAATCCTACTTTCATAGTATTATTGCCAGTATACTTATTACATATTACTTCTATATAAGCCTAATTAAGAAACAAATCTATTTCTTCAGGAAGGAATGCAGGGCAGCCACCGAAAGCGACTGCCTCTGAATTCTTATCCATGAGAACTTTAAATGCCTTATGTAAATCAGATATCTTCATTATTTGGATTTAATTTCATTCATAATGGCTAACTTAATGTCTTGATTTTTCTTATCTTGTAAGTAAACAATAACATCATCAATACCATTACCAATCAGATCTGTACCAAAGAAGTATTGAGTTCTATTCTTACGAATAATATTTTTAGCAATAGCTTCTTCAATGACAAAGTTAATTTCTTTATTTGGGTTATTTACCCATTTCAACATAAACTTATCAGGTGCTGTTTCAACTTGTTCAGTAAGCTTAGCTTCAACGAGTTCATTTGACATAGTATCTGATTTCATACCATATAAACGTAAGCACTTACGCATATCTTCAATAGACATTTTATCTAATTCTCTATATGCTTCACGCTTAATCTTATTGATACGATTAGCTTGTTCTGCTTCAGAGTCTTTATTAATCAGTACATAGTCTTTAGAAGGATTCATATTAGCTAATCCATCTGCTACTCGTTTGTGACCTTTAAGGAACAGATATTGCAATTCATCCAACGGCTTATCTGTATCCAGTATTAGATCTCTTTTACCAAGTTTAACTGCGAAGGTAGTCCAAAAATCGCTATTAGGAGACAACTCACCTTCTTCTTTATTTAAGGCTTTCTCTAATCTACGAGCATCTTCTGTACTCAAGCCAGTGTAGATATTACCAGATCTAGTCCAGTAGGGTCCTACATAATCAAATGTTGTAGGCCATTTTGTAAGTCCGGTCCAAGGATTTACTTTAACTATTCTAACGATTACTTCCATAATACAATGTATTAGATTTATCCTGTTATTAAGCAGCAACGTCTAGAGAATGGTTGTTATATTCTTCTAACGTTATCTTTCTAATGTAAACATTTTGTTTTTTCCAAAGTTTCGGAATCTCTGGTTCGCTGTAAGTTCTAACTAAAGTTATTGTAGTATTATAAAATCTAGCACAATCTGCTTTAGATCTAAATACATTAATAATATTATTATTTGCGTCAAGTACAGCTACAGGTTGTTGACACTTCTCAACTAAATTCATTATATGGTTGTGTAACTTTTCCGTAGTTTTACCTTTTCGCATCTCAGACATTTTCTTCTTGGTCTCTTCAGATGCTTTTCTGCCAATAGCTTTTTGACGCATTTTTTCTTTAGTTTCTTCAGAATGCAGTCTACCAAATGTACCGTCGCCGCCTTCCGTTAAGTTATAACCCTTCTCTCTATTCATAGAATCATACTGTTTAATCCAGTACTTTTCTTTTTCTTTCAATTCCTCATACGTTTCGGCAAAATCAATTATTTCTAATGTGAAGTTTTCCTCTCCGTATTTAGCCATTGAGCGATGGATAGGAGCAGGTTCGCCGGTACGAGCTTCATACCAATGATGGCGATATCTTGCACCGGCGCCCTGATTTGTTATTCCTATGTAAACTTTTCCTGTAACTTTATTAGTGATTTTGTATACGTCATTATTTTTCATACAATATAATTATTAGTTATATTATATTGAACGTACAAAATATAAAAAAGTTACTCGAGAATAGGTTAATTTAACTTAAATTAATGTTCGACTTACTCCAAAATGAGCTCTCCACAAGCACGAGGATCACGCAACATGATACCCATTTCACCAAGGAAGAATACGGTGTAACCGTCTTTACCGTTAGATCTCAGAGTATCTTTAGACTTAGCATAACCATTCGGAGCTACAGCACCACCAGTATACCAAGTTACGAATTCACGATCTTTACGTACTACTTTAACGATGTTAGCTTCACCATCACGACGACCAAGATCCAAGAAAGTCATACGATATGATTCCTTCGGTTTCAAGGTTACCGGATGCAATTCACGGTTATAAGTAGTATCGTCATACAGCGGGAAGTACTTCAGAGTCAACTCGATACCGTTGGTCATTTTGTAAGTCTTGAACTGACCACCAAAAGTAAGGTTATCACCAGAACCAGTTACAAATACTGTATCCATCAGATTCATAGTAGCTACCTTCTCTTTCAAGATACGGTCAAACTCACGCATACCCATTTCACCAGTCAAGGCAACAAACTTACGTTCGTTAGTACCAAGACAGTTGTAAGACAGATCGAACAAGAAGTCTTCCAACATTTCACCAGTTAAACGAGTGTAATAACGTCTGTTAGACGGAGCAATCTGTTCCAACAAACCAGCACCGATAAATACCGGACGGCCGTTAGTACCCTTCAAATTACAAGAACCGTCTTTGTTTACATTAGTCTTCATGTAAACCAACATACGTTCACATCTCTTATACCATTCACGCAAAGCTTTCCATTCCTGATAATCAGCCCACAAGTAAGAAGTCTTACCAGTTGCAGGATCTTTCAGAGCAATAGCCATTACAGTAGAATAGGCAGAACCAGTGATATCGTAGTTAATACGAATCGTAGTAAGGTAGTTACGCATCTTGAAGTGAGTGTTATAGTTCAAGATATCACCCTCTTCACTGTATTCCTCATATGCAGAAGCAAGACGAGAAACCTGCTTTCCAGCTTCAAGATATTCAGCAGGAATATAAGATGAAGGTTGACCATCGGCTACAAAACAAGTATATACCCACAGATTTCCATCTTGATAAGGTGCGCCAGATACACGTACTTGGAATTCCTTGTTATCAAACTCAAGAATAGCACCAGGACCAAACCAGTTATCTTCCAACCACAACATAATAGGTGTGTTACCCAAACCTGCAGTAGAAGTAGAAGTAATAGCTGCGCCATTCCATTTAGCGTCTCTAATTGTTACGGCACGGTCAGCATCGATCATTACAGACCATTCAAATGAAGGCTGATCGATAGTCATAACGTTGCCAAGACCACCTGTCAACATATCCAAAGAAGTGCTATAGCCACTATCTTTAGTACCGAATACATAAGACAGAATGGTAGAAACCTGATACGGATTCTACTGAGAAGCTACAGAAATCTTCGCAGTATCAATCAGGTCAGAAAACCACTTACCTTTGTATAGTTGCAGATTGTTAAGAATACTGTTATCCATAAAAATACTAGTAATTTAATTTATTTGTTTTAATTTTATTATGCGACACGTAGTTGTCGTGCAAAAGTATCCCAAATAGTTGAGGTACTGTCATTGTTTATAACTTGCTTCCTAGACTTCTTAGTAACTCCACTTCCTCTCAAACTATTTTTGAAATTATCTAGAGCGTCTTTCTTACCTTTCTGCTTTGCAATAGTAATCAAACTATCACCCTTCATAGTAAAGTAAGCGGAAGTAATCAAATTCTTAAGGCTTTTAGCATAATCTTTCTGATACTTGGTAACACCTTCTGCATCAGGTTTAAATATATATTCCAACAAAGCTCGTTTGTCTTTTTCTGGAATTTCAATACCATAAATGCTATCCATGCCTTTTATTTCAGAGACAACGTTATTAAAGAATGTCTGTTGCTGCTTCTAAGCCTCTCTAGCAGACTTTTGTTGCTCCTCTAATAGCTTTTCCTTCCTTTCAGCTTTGATGTCTTTAAGAGCCTCTAATGCATCCACAGCTTCATCTTCAAGAATACCAGCATCTTCATATTTAGTAATCTTCTTATCAATCTGTTTAGCAGAGAAGCCTTTCTCTTTCAAAAACTCCTTTACAACTAATTTCTGATTTATTTCGTTATCCTCCACCTCGATATTGTCAAGATCAATATCAGCGTCAATACTAAAATAATCTTTAAGGTTACCTCCATTACGTACAAATTCATCAAGTTTCTCTACTTCCTCACTAGCATACTGAGGTACAGAGTTTTCTTCAATTACATCTTTAAAATATTCAATAAGGTCTTCTGCAGTCTTAGGCTTATCTTCATCTTCTACATCAGACCAACCTAACTGTTCAGACAATGAATCAAAGAAGTTAACGATTAGTTCTTCGGAAGTAGTTCCATCATCGGAATCTATATCATCCTCCTCTCCTTTTTCATCCACAGTGTCATTATCCTTGTCAGTCTTAGTTGTCTTCTTACTAGACTTCTTAGTTTTTGAAGGCTCATTAGTTTCAATGTCGTCGTCTTCTTCACCTTTGCCATCTACATCATCTTCTTCCTCTTCTTCATCTTCTTTGTTATTTGTAGATTTCTTACTTGTTTTACCTCGTAGTGCTTCCAACTCCTCATCTGTCAGCTCTTCAACTGCATCAAATTCATTATCAATATTATCAATCTCTTTAGTTTTATTAGCACCTACATTAGGATTAAGGCTTTCAAGAATAGCCTCAAAACCGTTTAATGTGTTCTTATTTTCCATAATTATTTAATAATTAGATTACTTTTTCTTTTTACCCTTATTCCATTTCTTAGCATTCTGTGCAAAGATAGCCCGTTTACGTGTTAAGGGATTCTTACTGTGAGTAAGTTCTTCTGTAGACTTACCTGTTCTTTTCTTCAAAGCGTTGAATTTACCTCTATTCTTTTTCTTTATATGTATCCCTCCGTACTTATAGCTAGGTATTGGATACTGTGGATATTGTAACATATTAATAATTCTTAGTAGCTCCTAATTCATAGCATCTTCTTATTAAGAATTCTATTACTTCGTGAGCTTCTTCCTATGTAAAATATTTTTTATCTTCAAATAGCTTGATTGCATTTATCTAATCTTCTGATAAGATGTCTTCTATGTTATAAGAATCCTGTGACGGAGGCATTATAACATCTGGTAAGTAATGATATGAATGCTCCTCTTTGTATTTATCTAAAGTATTAACCCCTGTCACATAAGTATATAACTTACGATCAGTCTCTGTTTTCATTGCTTGTAAAATATTTATTTGCTCCTACCGCTCCTACTCCAAGTAATGGTATAGTATTAAACCATTTTGTATAAGATCTCATAGATTTAAACTATTCGCTAGCCTTCTTTATAGACTACATACCTTTTGGTAACTTACTTATTGCTTGTTTTATTAGGTCTGGAGTAACTATCTAATCTCTTGTATCAATCATTTTATTTGCATACATAAATTCTCTTAACTGATTCATATATGCTTTCTACTCAGTAGGTTTACTATAGTACTTAGTAAGTTTATCTGTATTTGGATCTATACGACTAAATGGTTTTAACACAGATCTCATCCAATAATATAAATTACTGTTAGCATCTGCATCTATTGCTTTGTTTTTCAAATAATCGGCATTATGATTCATTTCGTGTATAGTAGTACCATATGGCACACCATTAATGTCATACTGATATTCGCATTCTCCCATTTTAGGAAATTCACCTCCATCCATATGCCTTTTAGTTGACTCAGTAGTAGTAGCCATTCTAGCTCTGGCGTTATCCTCAAATGCAGTTCTTTTAGCTTTAGGTAATAACTCTGGACTATTATTATAAGCATCTATTAAATCTGCATATATCTAAGTATAGTCATCACCGTATTTTTCTTTTACCTACTAAGCTCTACGCATATAACTAGGATCGTCCATCAATCTCTAAACGGTTTCATAAGTTTCATTATTCAACCTAGCTGACATTCTACGTTCTTTCTCTCCTAATTTAACAGCTTTATCCAAAGCATTTGATAAACTACTACGGTAATTCTTTACAGTAGGAGTACTCCTCCTTACAGTACTAATTGCTCTAGGTACAAAAGGAATCATAGTTGCAGTAGCCAAACCAACTCCTAACCAATCATTATTCCTTGCTGCATTATATGCATCTTTAGCAGATAATACATCTCCTATAGGAGTCACATTAACGGCATCTTCTAAATCTATTACAGGTTTAAGTCCTTGTTCTTTAGGCCTACCATCTGGAGTTCTACCTAATTTAGTATTAACTGCTTGAATAAATTCATCATCTGGATCGTCTACCTCACCGCCATTAGCCATATACTATACTGGATCCTAATACATATTATATGCAAATGTATTAGTAAGTTCTGATATATCTGCATCTTCTAATGACTCCCATTGTTCTGGTATCTTAGCTCCTTTACTACGCATATTACTTATATCTTCAGGAGTAAGTTGTCTATTAGGATCTATATAGTAATTACCCTAATCATCTTTCAGATTTGAATTATTACCTCTAAAGTCCCAAGTCTGTGCGTGTTTCTCATTAGCCTAATTAACATAATCTTCATATGAACTATCAGAATTACTAATGCGTACATTAGGAGAGGCATTAAGTATAGCTGGAGTATTGTCTCCTACCATATGACCAACACCTTCATGCCAAGTATTAGCAGGTCTTAGTGAAGTATAACTGTGAGCTTTTGGATTAGCAAAACCCTTAGTACCTTTTTCCTTAAGTATATTAAGCTATTGATTAATCTGAGCATCCGTAGGATTATAACCCTATCCTACCATATTATCTCTCATAGCTTCAGTAGGGGTTTTCCATGTAGCTTTATCTATATTAGATAATACACTGCCTAATTTATCTCCTCCTATCTAATCTGAATATTTTGGATTCTTAGCTCTCTCAGTATACCAATAGTTTGCAAAGTCTTTTTGATATTCATTCTGATTCTAGAACATCTTGTTGTAATCAGGTCTTCCATCTACTAAAGACTCTTGCATTATATCTCTTCTAGTCTTACGCTGAAACTCATTCACCTCTCCACCATATTCATAGGAGTTTCTAAGTCTACGGCGTTCTCTTACTTTCTTTTTAGCAGATTCAGGTAACTAGTTATAATATTTTCCTTCATCAAGAGGTACAAAGCCAGTTCTTTGAACAAAAGGAGTACCTGCCTTATCTAACTGTCTTGACAACCATCTTATTGGTCCAATATACATACTAGAAGCTCCCTTATCCTTAGTATCAGTAGGGCCATAATCATTCAAATCGTATGCTCTCTGATAGAGTTTGTCATTACTAGCATTGTAGTACAATACAGAATTATAACTACCAGCATGAGGTAATTCTGGAGTATATTCACCTAGAGGTAATGTTCCTACTGGAATTAAATTACTTCTTTTAATAGTTGTGTCAGAATCAGCAATATACTCATACACAGGTACTTCTCCATGAATTTCTTTGTGATAGTTAGCAGCTCTTCTTACAATTCCATAGGGGTCTTCCTCACTGTTAGTATCTACTACTCTATAATTAGGATTCTTTGTCATCTGCTTCTTTTGATTTTCAGGAGATAATAGAAACACTTCTCCTGGATCATATGGAGTTTCGTCTACACTCTTTATTGCATCTGCTATAGGTTCTACAAGTGGCGCTTCAACTGGAGCTAATACTGGGTCATTCTGAGTTTGATGTATAGTATAATATGCAGCAGCTGCTATAGCTGGTGTTCTTCTTTCCTTATTGAACAACATATCAGCAAGTGAGGCAAATACCTAACCAACACCTAAAGCATGTCTGCCACCATTCTGATAGGCTTGTACTTTCCAATCCCAATAGCCTTTACCGGGATTATTCTCCCGGTAAGACTTTAGGTTCTGCATTCTCTATTTAAATGCTTGTTTATCCATAATTCAATCATTTACTACCTTTTCCGCCTTTTCCTTTTTTACCGCCGGATTTCTTTCCACCACATGCCATAATTATTTCTCCTTTTTACTTTTATAACTACCTATTTTTAAATACTTAAACCACGCATAGTGCTTACGCTCTTTACAATAGTTTAGGTTCTTATCATTATTGTGTGCTTCTTCTTCGAAGCTAACATCGTGATATCTATCACTCTGTTTATTCCATTTACAGGACAGCATTATACAAAGATATTCTATAGCATACCATAAGTAGAAACCAATCCACAACATTTCTTGCATCTATTTCAAATGGATTTTCTCATGGTTATACTCTGTCATTGTAACTACCGCATCATTTCTTTGGAATATAACACCAAACAGATTTATCAATTTATAACCCTTAAAAGGTATAAACTTATTCTTAATTATCTTCATATTATTTCTCTCCTGTTACTCTGTTTTTGATAGCCGTTTTTGCTTTCAATTTCTCACGCTCCATTGCAGCCTTGTCTTTCAATTTCTGCAACTCTATTTCCTGCTTCATCTTATCTTTTTCAAGTTGAATTTTCTTGTTTTCAACATCACGCTTCATTTCAATTTCACGTTTCTTGTTATTCAACTCAAATCGTTTAGATGCTGCATCAGAATTAACCTTCTGTTGTTCAATTGCTTGTTTACCTATTTCGATTACATCAGGTATTCCATTCCCGTCTTGATCCATATTTTCAGAACCTCTATACGCATTAATTTGAGCAACTGCAATCTTAGTATTAGCGTCAGTATCTATCTTATATTTTTCAAGGTCTAATTTACGATTTTCAGTATCTAACTTAGCTTCCTCGATCATAAGTTTCTCTTCCTCCATCTCATTCTGCATCTGTTGCATTTGCATTTCGCGTTCAGCTTGAGCTTGTTCCATCTGTTGCTGTTGCTCCATACGCTTTTGCTCAATTTCTTCAAGACGTTGCTTAATCATACTAACGTTGTCCATAGTAATAATTTCAGCAATATCAAGTAAGCTAGCACCATTCTGCATAGCAGGTTGCATAAGCTGTTTAAGAGCCTCTACCTGTTGTTGATTCTTGGTTGTATCATCTACAAATACATCCATATCTTCATAGAAGAATTCATCAGATAGTGTTATAAATGCTCTAGTAGCATCATCTAATATATAATGAAGACAACGCTTATTATCTTTCCATGCTACTTTTGATGTATCTAGAAGCATAGTAAGAGCTTCTTTCTTTACCTAATTATGTACCCAGAACCAAGGCTCAGTAATATGAGCAGATTGTACCACAGAACGTTCTACATTACCTACTAATTCATTAGACGCAATAGAACCCTCACGTTGTTTACTTACTCCTGAGATTTCAGATACCATGTCTTCAATCTTATTCATTAGATTAATATACTAATCAATAGTATTAGCCATACTTAAATCTAATGCCTAGAACTGATTGAACTATGAAGGCTTACCACCTTCACGACCAGGTATATCCCAACCTTCTTCGTATGGATTAATGAAAACAACACCCAAAGCTCCTAAGTAATGCATCCACTTATTTACATCAATACCCATAGATTTAGGTATCTAGGTAACATCAATAACTGGTACTTTACCTTTATCTCTAGACATAGCCAACTCGAGACGATACCAGAGTACAATATACATGTATTGTAAAGGTTTCATCATACTTACTAATGACCTAGGAGAACTATTGGTATTATTATATACTACTCCTGTATAAGGTAATTTCTAAGAGTTTAAGTTATCTGCAGATATGTGTTGATATTCAAGTGGTTGTATACCTATATATAAATCTTCTCCCACTCTATATCCTTCCCACACTTCTATAATCCAAGACCATTCTACATTCATTTCTAGTCCTGTAACTTTATAGGATTCGTCTACTTGTAATTCATCAATCTCGCCAGTTTCAGGGTCCTAATATGTAACGAATCCTATCTTTTTAAATGACTTCCAACAGCAATGCCATACGTTAATATTATCACTACCTTCAAATGGATTAGAAGTAAACCCATTAATAGTATGTGTTTTAATATGTGGATAGTCTAAAGATGTCTTTCTTACTTCTGGATTAATGCCACCTCTACTAGTGTCTTCAATCATCTCAAGCAATTCATTCAATTGCTTTTCAGACATTTTGTCATAGAATCTATCATATATCTCAGTAGCTGACATAATCATCTTACGACAGCACCAATCTGAGTCATGTATAAATTCTAAATCTGCAGTCTGATCATAACTAAAGTATAAAGGATTTACTCTCTCTAAGTAAGGATTACCATTAATAATACCTACATAGTATATCTCTTCTCCGGCAATTAAAGCATCCTTCCATCCTTTATAGAACTCATGAGTTATATTGAGTTTATTCTTTAAATAGTTGAGGCTATGATATGCAGTAGTTTCAGCAATATCCTTATAGTCTTTATTCAAATACTTTTGAATCTATTCGGGAGGCATTATTTCTCCAGACTATATAGCTTGCTAAAATCTCATAGCCTCTTCGGGACCCATATTAGCCATGATCATACCCATTATATAATCGGTAAGCATCTACTTAGCTCTTTCTTGTATGTCACTAGTAGCATTATCACTAGTACGTACAACTCTAAAATTAAAGGGTCTCTTAGTTTCTTCTCCAAGTAATAAGTCAACTTTAGGCTTAATTATGTTATAGTCCTGTGCTGTAGCTGGGAAGCCGTCTTTCTATTTAAAAGGGTTAGTAACATAAAGTAAATCCTTTTCATTATAGATACTATTGTATAAATCATAGTATGTCTACATCTCTTCATATCTAGTACGGCCATTATTACCACTGCCACTACTAAATCCAGATTTACCGATTATGTAATTTACGCATGCTTCTTTCCAGTCCTTTGTCTTCTTTGACATAGGTAGTTTCTATACTGGAAATGAACCAATATTTTTACTTATCATATTCTGTTAATTAAATGTATATACATCTTCATCGACTTGATTATAACTATCGTCATAGCTATAATTATCATAAGTAAATAGAGGACCGTCGAATAATAGTCGTTCTCTATTACTTTTTTTCTTCTCTTTAACAACTACATTGTATAGTTGTTCCCGATAAATCATTACCTGCATCAACGCCATGACACGGTCGAAGTTACCTATATCGTTGTAACCTATAAGTTCTTCTAATAGCGGTTCTGACAGTATCTCATGCAGGTTTTTATGCCCTGGGGATTTTTCCTCATTAAGCCAGTCTTTGATCAATCCTTCACCCCATTGTTTTATCTACTTATTCATGTGGCAGCCTTTTTTACGCTAAACTTTAGAATTGCCAACAATATCAGATATAATGTCTGGCTAATCAGCCAACAAGTAGTCACAATGCTTAGCAGTAAAATATGGAAACAGGCCTTTGCGCTCATTTTCATACATAATTCTACCATTGTAATAAACCGCTAATTTACGTAAATTTTCATAGTATTCTTCTGCTGTAGAAGGTCTTCCAGTGTATTCAGCTACAATTATATCGTAATAGTTTTCAAAGCCCTAAAAACGCTTATAAACAAATGTAGAACCTAAAGAATTAGTACCTGACTAATCGTGATCATAAGGGTCTACTCCAAGTATATATAAACCAATAGGAGCATCTTTTACAGGATGTTCCCATATTACTATAGAACCAGTAGGATCATCGTCTTTACCTAGTGGGTATTTAGTAATATCACCTTGTTTCTTTACTATCCACTTTAAGGATCCATCAGATTCCCACACTAAATCCCCTATTTGTTTATGGTTGGTTAACTTCTTATTAGTGCGTATTCTTGCTAATTGTTCTTGTAGTTCTTTCTTAGGAAATATGTTACCATTGAATTCCAAACACGCTTCAGCAGGAGTAATAGGACGTTCCGCAATATATCTATCTACGGCTACAGAATTAGTAGAATTCTCAATAACTATCTTTCTTTCAGACAGTATATACTCCCTTGCTTTATAGGTCAGAGTATTACCATCATTATCCATATACAGACGATTACCTTTATCGTCACGTATATCCATGTTGGCATACTAAGGTATAAAGAATCCGCATTTAGTGTTGTCTACTGCTTCATCCCAGATGTTATTAAGTTCGAGGCAATTAAATCCTTTTGGCTTATAAAACATCTCTTTAAGTGTAGCAAAGTTAGAATCCGTATCACCACCTGTACCATATGCAATCATAGTACCAAATGCTATACCGTCTGTCTCTACAGAAGGTCTAGCAATTTGCCATGCCGCACTTAATTCTTTAAAAGAACCGGCCTCTTCAAACATAATAAGATTAGCAATCTTACCACGTACTACATCTGGATTATCTTTCAAAGTAACTCCAATAATTTCAGACTTATAACCTACTTCAATCTTATTACCGTATTCATCAGTAACCCACATACCTGCTCTACGTCTAAGCTGAGTACTAACAGATCTCTTTTTACTCCATGCAGTATGTTCGTCAATAAAGTCCATGTAACCCCAAGCTTTAGTAAGAGTACCATCATCTGTCAAATACTATTTATTAGATGCATATACATATGACTTAGAATCAGGTATTAAATAGTAATTACGACATAGCATAGCCGCACACTTGTATGAATAACCCTTACGTCTGGATTTCAATACACACAAATGTTTACCCTCTTCTTTACATTGTTCTACACATTGGAAGTAGTAATAGTCATAATCCCAGAAATCAGGGAATGTAACAATGTGTTCTGACTTATTCTTACCATCCACTATACGATTAACCTAACGATAAATAGGACAGTAATTTAAATAAAAATAGTTATAGCCACTAATGAAATCTCCATCATCAGCAGTATAACCATTAATACATTTCTGCTACTCTTCCTGCCAGAAACGCATATATTCAGCCGTACCTTTAGGGTACGGACAATATGAGCCAGTTGCTATAAACTATAGTGCTGGCTTTCTAAATTTATTACTATTTAATATCCTTTTGTTAAAATCGACCATGTTTAACTATAATAAAAGGGGCACGTTTCACAACGGACCCCTTCTCTTCAAACCTTAAAACTTCATTATGATAAAATTTAAAATTAGTGCAAAAAAGCACTAAGAATAGCTCTCTAGGTTATACCAGACCCTAGGAACTGGCCGACTTACGATTCGGACCTTCATTAGCTGTGTTTACTGTTAATTACTCAGTAAGTGACTTAGGTAGTTACGTTGTATGCGCGCCATACTTCAGTTTCTTTACTTCTTCAACTGCTTTTAGTAATCCTTTTAGGTCGGTCTCTCTATATACAAAGAAGACCTTATTACCAGCAATAGTATGACCAGCTAAGTACTTAAAACTATCTGGTCCTAATTGATATACACCTTGCATATTGTATTTACTTTATTCTGTATCTCTTTGGATATACCTTGTATAAAGTATCTTCTCTATGTATTACATAATGTATAGTACCCTTGCTGGAAATGTTATACTTAGTCATTATATCACTATAACTTAAACCTTGTTTGTAGTCATTTCTAATACTTTCAATAGTCTCTTTTGAATACTTTCTACCTATGTGACCACAATTAATGGATACTAATTCTTTTGGTATATCATCTTTATTATCTTGAATAGTACCGATTGCTATGTTATCATATGAATTGTCGTAGCGATCTCCATTTAAGTGCCTAACTACTATTCCTTCTTTATAAAGTTCATTGCCATATTTCTGATAGGCTTGAAGTCTATGAATTAAGCAATGCACTTTTTTATTTTCATTTCTAGGTCCAATTCGTATGTCAAATACGTAGTAATCTTGCTTCTTGCTTTTTAATTTTCCTTTAACTTGCTTCCCATTTCTGTTTAAAAGAATTCCTTCTTTTGTCACAGTGTAACCCTTTATAAGGGCTAATTCTTCTGGTTTTATCATACTTTCCAAGATTTAAAATTGGTTGGCGTAGTAGGAGTCGAACCCACCCAGTCAGCTTCAGAAGCTACACGGTTTTAGAGACCGTCTGTGCCACCGTACACCATACGCCAATAAGACGTGGCTTCTTTTTAGACGCGCCACGTAACGTCGCTGATTGAATATGTTTTAACCTTATTTCTTAAACCAACCTTTGATACGTTTGGTAATTCTCTTATACCAAGGCTTAATTACCTGGCGTGCAGCTTCACATTCTGCAATTGCTTCTTCTACTGTCTTATTATCATCTGTCAGATCTACTATTATGTCTGGCAGTTCATTAGTCTTTTTCATAATCTCTTAAATTTGTTTATCTAAACGATAGTGTTATTTTTTTGTATCTCTGCAGTGTTATTTTCTAACACCAGTGGGTAATTCGAAAGGATTAATCTTAGCATCACCTTTAACCCTAGTAGTATCCATTTCTCCAGCTTTAACTGCTTTTTCCAAGAAGTCTAGAGTAACATATGTATCTTTTACTTTAGCAAATCCTGCTAAGTATTTTTCTATCTTCTTTTCATCTAGTTCCTCTTTAAGACTATCGTGATAGTATTGAGTAAAAGTATCTAGTTTGAGTCTAATACTATTTAACATTGCAAGAGTACGAGTATATTGTAATCTCTTAAATGTATCTTCAGCTATTAGTTCATCTGGAGTAAGTTGATAACCTTCTGGGAAAAATTCTTTCTTTAATGCTTCTTCTAAGATATCCTCGGTCATACTAAGTACATATGGACTATCCCATTTATTCTTAAAGACTATATAACTGATAACTGCTATAGCGTGTTGTTTGTCAGCCTTGTCTTTCTCCCATATTTTCTTAAATGCTGGAATAGCTAATGCGTCTTCGTGTATTGTTACATTACCACCTAGAATATCAAATAATTTCATTTATACTCTTTTTGAATTAGAATTAGGTGCTTTACATTCACAAGATTTCTCTTTTCCCAATTGCTCTTCTTTATATGCTGCTGCTTGTTCTTTAATCTCAAGTATTACGGCTAATAATTCAGGTGAATCAAATACAATAGGACGTTTGATGTATTCACCTTCCCAATTACGAATTACACCGATAATTTGCCCTTTCTTATAGGGGATATATCCTCCTACGCCATTATTAGTTATCTCATCAATGATAATTCTACCATCGTCCTCAGCGATTCTAATATCACTAAGTTCATAACATGATCGTTTACTTTTATACTTAAGATCTTCAAACGAATCTCCTATTAATGTAAAGTCTAAGTTTTTTCCAATTATAGTTTCCATATTAATCTATTCTATAACTTGTATAATATTCTTTTTGTAATCGTGCTAGTATTACTCTAGCTTGTTTCTCAGAGCAATTAGGATTTACATATTCTGGATCCATTTGATACTTCTCTATCATTCTTTGATAAATCTCCATTTCCTGTTCCAGACTTTCCTTTGTTATGTTCATCTTCATATCTCCTTATCAGATTATTAACTAATATATTTAGCGTATGAAAATCAGTACTACCTGTAAAATGTACACAAGGTATTACATCTTTATCGATATTGATTCCAAATATATCTTTCTGTATATCTCCTAATGAGCTAATATCATAATATACATCGTGATTTCCGTCATTATTTCTGCATATATACTCAGCTTTGATATTATAGCGATTGTAAGTTCTATTGCTTAGCTCATGCCCTAAATTATCAAGCTTTTCTCTTATCTCAGATTCTTCCTTTTTTTGACACTCCTCAATATTTTCTCTATTTTTATGTTCCTTTTCAGAAATCATACTATCTATATCGAGTATATCTAATAAGCTATTGCAATCATCAATCTTCTTAGATATGCGGTTATTGAGTTTGTCAATTAAGGATTCCTGAGTTTCTCCGTGCTTACTGCAGTAGAGCATTGCTATGGCATTCCAAGCTACTTGTGCAAGATGTCTACAACCGGTTTCGTTGTCCATCTCTTCTCCCTTTTCGAATAACACAAGATGTCTGAATAATGCGGCTTTATATCTAGAGTAACCATCTTTAAGTAACTGCCAAGTATTGACTCCGTACTTCTTTGATCCTTCAGTATATACTTTAACGATATCTTCTAATTCTTCTAGAGGCAATAAATCCCATCTGAGTTTATTATCTTTAAAGTCATTCTTTATTCCCTGTTTCATATTTATCAATCAACTTTTGACAGATATCGTTAACTACTTTTTCTCTCTTCTCTAATGAAGAATCATCTTCATCTGATACTTCTTCCAATCCCTTCATCATATCTTCTATAAAGTCAAAGTATGATATCTTATCAGCTTCAACCGCTTTCTCTACAGAGTTTAATAACTTTTGTATGATCTCAGGGGCTTCCTTAGAGTTTTCTCTCTCTAGCTTAAGTAATTGTAGAGAGGTTTCTTTATCTATTTTATTCATTGTCTCTTATATAGTCTATCATGTATTGACCTATCTTACCGGCTACCCATCCTACTAAGTATGCATAAGGTTCGTTTCTTTCATCAAAAGATTCTGCACGAGCTCCAATTAATTGCCATATTGCATCAGTAATATGTGTTGACTCATGTGCAATTGTATTGAATAGAAACTCACTTATAGCTCCATTGCTATCTTCATCTAGGAAAGTTATAACTCCTTTATAACCACTTTTTCTTTCCTTTACTAAGAAGGTAGTTGCTGCTGAACCCATTGGATCTGCTGGTATGCCATCATCATCAATTAACATATCTTGTACAGTTCCATAGAACTTAAATCTCTTCTTACTATTGTAAAAGTCAGATATTGTACCGATATACAATGACATGGGATAAAGGTCTAAATCATACTTTCTAATCATCTTTTATTGCTTTATATATGTTTGCTACCGCTTTATTACTAAGTAAATACAGATATAAGTAAACATCATCCGTCATTTTATAAGTAACGCTAGGAGTTATGATTTCATTAGAGACATCGTTTAACTATACTTCACAAGTATCTTTATTACCAGTAGGATACGATAGTTTAAAGTATACCATATACTCAATTAATTCTGTAACTATGTCAATCTCTGGTATCTTTGTCAGTCTAATTATCTTTCTATCTCTCATGATTCTTCTTTATCTTTATCTTACCTAAGTAAGTAAACATTAGGGGTTTTTCATCTCTCTAGCTTATTTTCCTGTTAGCAAACAGGAATGGGTGAGTACATATTGTTTTTATTACCTAAGTAGGTAGGTTATACTTCTTACTTAACTCAATAAATATATTCACTCCAGTTTTGTTCATCAGCTAAATCCTTAATAGTGTAATACTTATTATCAAGGAAAGCATCCAAATCCTTAGTATTCTCAAAGGTATCAGGTCTAACACAATTAATAGCTGTAAATAGATCTGCTACTGTAGCTTTATTAGAAGACAACCAATCACCTTCTTCCTTACTAGAATCAACAATAGTATTCAATCTCTTAAGTTCCTTTTTACTATAAGCCTTCTTAGGTTCTGCTACTACTGCATCTTTACGCTCACCTTGAATACTAACTAGATCACAATCATCTGTAAATATAATAAACTTATTATACTTAAGATTCTTCTTTCTAATCTTGTACCAGAGTCTTACTATCCAATTATAATCTCTTTGTAATAGGATAGAACCTGGTTTAATTGACATATATTCCATATTCATATTATTCTCTGTCTAGTCGTAATACGATAGTAATTTGTACTCTATCTCCAATCACTTCAGGTATCAAAGCAGGATTAACCATCCATTCATCATCTGCTTTACCCTTAACAATCAGACCTTTATCTCTTAATCTTCCTATATATCTACTTAGATTATCACCTGTAATGCCTGTTGCGGCTTTTAGATAACGTCTGTTTTCTGTACTTATAACATTCTTACTGTAACCAGGGAGCTTTGGAGTATTAATATCTAATTCAATGAGTAATACCATTATATCCTGCTCCCTGTCAGTAAGCTAAAGTACGCCATCAAGCGATCTGAGGAATTCTCGATAAAGATCCGTTTTCTTAACTGTTTTAACTAATTTGTTCATTTATTCGGATCCCTATTACGAGTTTATTCATTAATAATATCTTTAATCTTGTTTAATACTTTAGTAAGGTTATAATAAACTGTATCAGCTTCTACTTTAACACAAGTAGGTACTTCTTGATTATTATAAGCCTCTTCGAGTTTCTTGTGATCTGTTTCGTACTGTTCTAAGAGACTATCAATCGTATTGGCAATCGTATCAAGCTTGTCTGACATCTCTTCCAACAAAGTATCGTCACAGCTACATTCATCCTCATCATCGAGTACAATGAGATAGCCCTCATCAACATATTCATCACAAGTATCTTTATCCATAAACAAAGCACGTTCACTCGTTTCGTCTTTAAAATAGAACTCAAACATTTCTGTTTCATCATTCCAAGTAAGGATATCACCTTTCTTACCACAAGCAAACTCTTTTACTACTTTATACTGTACCATAATAATTATTATTTTTAATTGTCTTAATAGTTGTTACAATTACATAAACGTGAAGTGTTAAAAAGGTAACTATATTTTAACATTTGTTAACTATTTAACTTAATGCAATAAAAAAGGCTAGATCCGCAGACCTAGCCCCACAACAACTATTAATACGCATTAATACTTATTTCTTAACTTTCTTTGCAACACAATCATAAGATTTTACCAGCATACTATCTTTGAATAAATCAAAGTCTTTAGCAAATTTCTTATTAAATACAATAGTATCTCCTACTTCAAATTTGAGGAGAGTAGAGTCTAGATTAGACCCAATTGCAAGTACGATACCGGTTCTCCACTCTGATTCAACTTCTTTTACTTCAGTCTTAGTATCAAACTTCTCATAACCGTCTACGTCTTTTTCACCTGTACCAACTGCTTCAGTAACTTCTTTCTTTAACATAATAGGCGCAAGAGGTTTAACTAAGATATCCTGCAGAGGAGTATATTCTAAACCGTTAACTACTGTTTCAAGTACTTTATCTTCCATATATTTTATAACGTATAATTTTTATCTTTGTTCTATTAATTTCAGTATGTTTCCACCCCAAATACAATTCCTTAAAGCCTTTGGGACACAATGTCTGGTATAGAAATAACAGCCGTCACAGCTACCATTGTCTGTCTTAACTACTTCAAATTTCTTACCTAGAATCTCTACTACTTTATTTTCTTTTGTTGGCATACTTCTTAAAGTTTAGTATAACCTGATATATTGCATGTACTATACCACCACCAATTATCAAGCCTATCCAGAATTCTTCTTTCATTATAACTCTATCTTTCTAAGTATATAACCCTGTCTACACAATTGTACAATTCTATCTGGACAGCTATTATTATATAAAGCACAACCTTTACAATACTTCTGAGAAGTATCTGTTTGTACTAATTGATAAGTGTTTCTATTATGATTTATGTACATACCTGAGTATGCCTCTATTTTATTAACTACTTTTCTTTTTCCCATAATACGTATTATATATACTTTAACTAAGTAAAGACATTATCTAAAGTAAGGACTATTAATACTGTCTAATCTGTCTTAGACTGTCTTTAACTGTATAGACAGTAACGTATAAAACACTACTTAGGTTCCCTTTTATATTAACTTTTTAACATTTATTAAGAACAATTATGGCTATTTAACACACAAAATTTAACATTTTTTAAGATAATAATTTCTTTACCTTCTCCTTACTCTGATAACAGGTTATAAAATGCAGATGCCGGTATTCCCCTTTTGCTTTAATCTTTATTATATTTATCAATCTCTTACTAGGATCTACTGCGATAGATTGGTCAACTAACTGTGCCTTAGCTATTCGTTTGGCGAATATCCTAATTCTACCTATATCATCTCTTTTACATCTTCTGAGATATCTTTCATTAAACCTATTTACATAGTGTTCACAACAGTGAAATATTACTATTTCATCTGTACTCATATCATGATACCAGCCGGAAATCTCTTTACTGAAATTAGTAAAGTATACCTTATAAATCAGTTCACGGCCGGCTCTTATATTGACAACAATTATCTTAGTGTTATCAACAGTAACCTCTACATAGGGGAGCGAATCTATACTATCCCCTATCTTCTGTATATAATAATGTGGATCGTATTTCATATATACATGAACGCAAAATGTTAAAATTTGTAATATAATTTAACATTTATTAAAAATTTTTTATAAAATAAAATTTTGGGAGAAAGGATGCGAGAGGTGACCAGCAAAGATTCACTCCCCCGTATTATGTATCGGCAGGGAACACCCTATGGCTGTTTTGCTCTATGGCGTTCCCTTTTCTATGTTCACATTTTTTAACTTTTTAAACTTTTTTGCTTATGTTGTGTGTTGTTAAACAATTTGAAAAGAGAGAAGACGAAAATCGTGAGTTACCGTATTATGTTATACGTGCTACTGGTACAGTAGGAGACGTAAACGCTACAAGTGCATTTAACGATGACGGGACTATTAATGTTATGGCTATGCAAAGTAGGGTTTACAATTTCACTAAAACCATGTTCCCAGCCACACGGGAACTATGTGATAGCCTTGAGAGCGGTATGCCTGTTGATGATGATAATAATGTAATAGAGGAACGCAAAATTAACCTTATGTTATATCAGTGGGATACGGGTAAAAAGTTTCATATCCTTAACAGGGATGGCGAATATTATTCGGATGAAAAAGAAGTCGAAAAAACGAGCGACGGCACGGCAAGGGTTAACGGTAAAGTGATACCAAAAGGACAAAAGTATAAAACAACTGAGTTAATACCTCGTGTGTATTCTAATATTAGTCTTGTACTGTTCTGTGATGCCGAAGAAAATAGTGTCGAAGGTAAACCGGAGGAACTTGCCGAACGTAACTTTAAACGAGGTCTCGAAAACGGTACGTATGTTTTAGTAGATTAAAATATATGGCTTTTTCTCTCAATGTGTGAAGCGTAGGGCTTAATAAGCCTTGCGCATTCTGCATATCACAATTGAATGTGAACATAGCGAAAATTAGTCAATAATCAAGATATAATCACCGCTGACAGACCGGGAATAAGAATAGTCTGTCAATTTAAAAAAACTCAATAACTTCGGAGTAGCGTAAGCTACGGAGTTGTGTAACAATCCCAAGACATTGAGGGCACCAGTTTCTTATAATAGTATAGTTGGCAGACGTAAGGGCGTACTCAGCTGCCGTGTGAAGCAGTGAATTCTGTGGACTGATAGAGAACGTGTAATATTCAGGCTATGCGTTACGTAGTTATAAGTTTTAGGTGTAAAATGCAAATAACTAAATTCAATATATATGGAAGAATTCACAGCTTATACAGTAGAGCGTATAAAAGGCAAGAAACAACTAGTCTTTAATATATCTTGTGATGTAGTTTTTAATTCTTTTAAGACACTCAAATATGCACAAAGAAGTAAGGCAATAGCATTATATGCAGCTGTATTAAATAGTACTTCTAACTCAATGCATACTGCATTTAATGACTTTGAAGAATATTGTGACAATCTATGTGATTGGTACAATATATATGACAAAGAACAATTAAAGGCAGATATTGAAGATGCATATCATAGTCAGGAAATTACTAACTAAAACATTATATATTATGAAAGGTTTTATTATTTTCTTTGTGTATATAGTATTAACTCTTATTATACTATCTTCTCTCGGTCCAACAACTAAGGCAGGAATGGGTTGCTATGCTGCTTTTAGTACAGTGTACGTAGGCATATTAGCTATCATGATTGGATGTAAAGAAGAAGATAATGAAGAATAAAGAGTTTGCTATCTGTTTAGCCATAGCAATATCGTTATGGCTAATCAGTATTGTGTCCTTCCATTTGTTTGGAATCTAATAATATAATATAGATTTTCGCAGAGTAATTATTCTATGAAATGCAAATCATCTACTTATGTCGTGAGACATTATTTAACCACGTTAAAGTATAATAATATAAGTTAGGTATGCCCTTATAAAGACTTAGGTAACGCTAAGGACTATATTATTATACTTCTTTTCTTAAACCGCCAATGATACGTGACAAGTCGTATATGAGATGAGTGTGAGTCAAGAAAAACATAATCCTATTTACGATGCACAAGTAAAGACAGATTATGAATCCACGTGGTAAGGACACAGTTAGGTTCGCTGTGAGTGCATCCTTTAGTAGCAACTAACCAAAGCAAGTATAGATGGGAATAAGCTATTACCTCGATAGGCTTAATGAGGTGCTTGACAGTCTGACACTAACTGAACAATAAGTGTCAAATAACTCTCTACTGAATCACAGGCTCGAGACGTTTAAGAGTTAGCGTGTGTAGGTAGAGAGTTCTTTAAGGTGAGAATCCTTGACAAGCATGTGGGGCTTATATCTATTCATACAGAGCAAGTACGTACGGGAAAGCTTAAAATACTCATCTGTAAAATAGTATTAGTGCAGACTTTAAAATCATGCAGTATAACAATCTTCCATATACTAATACAATAGAGAGCTTCTGAATCATGTTATACTTATTAGTCCTAAGCGTAGGATAGTCCTCAACTTATTATGTTCCGTTAGCTTAATATGGATTTGTGGAATACTAAGAGTAGTATTGCTAGTATGTTTATATGTGAATATAGGTATACTAGTTGCACTCACAAGGTAGCCTTCACGTGGCGAGTGTGTTAAGTAATAAGTTAGTAAATCTTCCAGTTTGTACTTATGAAAACCAATACCTTATAAATTAGTCAAAGTCTTTTATATCAATATATATTGTTTAATTAAAAATTATCAAAATTATGAGACAAAGTGTAATTAATTACGTGAAAGAGAATGGTATTAAGTTAGCAGCTAACTCAAAGGCATTAAAACTCATTAACAACGGAGCATCCGAGGCAGAAGTAGCCGTAGCTTTGCAGACTACAAAGGCATATAAAGAGGATTCTACTCTTCGTCAGATGTGCCAAGAAGTTGTTGCTGAGGCTGGCAAGGAACAAGCTGACAGTGCTAAAAAACCGGAGAATCGTTCAAGTTCTACCCGTAGAGGAGAAAATGAACGATATTAGTTTCATTCAATACAGATTTTGATTAAAGGGTTAGGTTCTTAGGAATCTAACTCTTTTTTTTAATTAAATTAGAAAGATTATGACTAAGTGGCAAGAATCGTGCATTACAGCACTCGCTTCATCCCCAATGGCATGGGAAGCCTTTAAAATGAAGCAAAGAAACAAGAAGTTATTGTGGCAATATATAAATCGTATATGGCCATATAAACTGATTACAGGAACGAAAGTAAATAAAAATAAAAAAGATCTTCTCGCTATTGCTAAAATACTAAAAAATCTATCATCTAAAATTCAATATTATGTTCCAAGTATAGAAAGAGCATGCTGTATAGAAGACGTTGATATTCGATTTGATAAGGTAGACTGGTTCTGTATTAAAGATATTATATCGAAAGAAGATAGCGAATATAAAAGAATAGTTAGAGGAGCATATTGTGGCAATCACTTATTTTCTTTAGATTACACTTACCTAGATGATGATAATTTTGAAAGTTGGTGTATGTCTGGAGGCAATCATAATCTAATAGATGTTCTTAATACTTGTTTTGGGGAGTGTTATCTCCATGATCATTGTTATATAACTGGTATAAGATTTCATTCTAACATTACAAATACATATAATATGTTATTGCAAATGCAAGATGAAATAACTTATATTCTGTGTAAGATAGTTAAAACTATTGAAGGTGTTAAAGGTAATACTTTAAAGTACACCTTAAAAGACAGAAGAAAATATAATTCTTTAAATGTCGGTATTGAAATAGAACATGATGCGGAATATCCTACACCAAATAAGATTCAAAGAGCTATCTTACTTAATAACTGTGTATCATATGATTCAGGTTATGATGGCAACTCTTCTAATAGGCTACGAGAAAATCGTATTCAGTTAAATGGTATTAAAGGCTTAAAAGGCTTGTATATACTATTAACTAATATGAAAGAAAATTGTGCGATTGCCAAAAATAGTAGCGTACATATGCATATTGATTGTAAATATGACAACTTCTTTATGGATCGTAGTAAATTCTATAAAGGAAGTGAAAAAGATTGCATATATGGTATGGTAGATGTTCTAGCTATTAGAATGAGTAAATATCAATCTAATACGGATAGTGCTTTGCAAATTATATCGGATATTGTAGAATATGAAGTTACTAGATATCATTTTAATACTATCGATTATACTAGATATAATAATGAATTTAACACTATAGAATATCGATTCGCGAAAATAAATTTTAACTATTCTGATTATGTTATACAAATTTTGACATTTATTCATATAACGGAGTGCATTAAGCATGATGCTCCGTTTAACATTCAGTATTTAGAGTTACTATATAAAGTAATGAAGAATCTGAATAATAATTAGGTTTCCGATCTAACACTGAAATTGCTAGCATTAAGGTGTTATACAGGAATTAGCGTAGACTAATCTTCTAGAGAATAGTCATTTATCGCTCGGTTTATCTGTTCGTTCCAGTAATTGCCAAACGAAAAACAGATGGGCACACATGAAGAGGTAGCTGTCGAATTGTGTGTGTAGTTGTTTTGTTTATATCAATATTTAGCCTTCGTATTATATTAGAGGAATACGTGTCACTAAATAAAGATATAAATAAGGCAAACCTCTGCCCTATAGTTTAATTCTGTAATCAATACAGAGTGAGTATAAAACAACAGTATGATGCTTACTGTTATCTAGGTTCTCAGTCCTAGTAGGGTACTATCTAAGAATTTTAACTAAAATCAATTTAGTATGAAAGAAAAACCAAAGAAATCAGTTCGAATGTGGATTGCAAGAGAAAAAAATGGAGCGTTATTTTTGTTCTGTGAAAAACCAAAAAAGAGTAAATCTTACTGGATAAATTCAAATACGTTCAATAGTCTAGTACTCCCAAAAGAAGCTTTTCCTAGTGTAAAATGGGAAGACAATGAACCTACAAGAGTAATTATTAGATTAGCGTAGTATGATTATAAGAAGAAACACTTCAGAAAATATACTTGCCACTATTAGTGAATCACTAGTAATAATAGTTGTTATAATTATAGTAGCAGTATCATTAGTCAAATATTCTAATAATAAAGACTATTACAACTATATAGAACTTAAAGCACAGTATAAGAACTATATTGTGACTAATAAGTATATACGGAACTCAGACACTTATGTGTTAGAACTCATGAACCCTTTTAGTAAAAAGACTAAAGAGGTATATATTAGAGATTATCTATATTATAATACTTATTTTGTAGGAGATACTATAAAATGACGAGAAGTAAAAGTCAAAAGTACATATATCTATGTAGATATAATAAGAGTAAGCCTTATCGTGTGATAATACGTCACAATGGTGAAAATATCCAAGTGGGAACATTTGCTACATTTCCTGAAGCTATTGAAGCTCGAAACAAAAAATTACAGGAATTAGGAGCAAGAGTACCTATTGGACCTCTTACTAGAGTAGGTATTAAAGCATCTATCAGAAGATCTATAGAAGATTTAGAATTAGTAGCTAAGTCAATAAAGAATATAGATAGAGTTAGTTTTAATATAGTATCTAATCAAATTGAACAGTTATCCAAAATGTTAAACAAATATTAATCAAAACTATGTTCGAACAAGTAAAAGATTACAAAAGTGCTTGTGCTGTATTAGGTAAAAAACCTATTGATAAGCGCAGGAAGTTAGATGAGCATGTCATACTGTATATCATGCTGAGTACTATCACTGAAGCAATTAACTTTATTGCTAATGGAAACAAACCGTGGATACCAGTCTACCAACAAAACAAACCAATCAAAACATGGTACAGTTGGTGGTACATTGATTGGAATAAGATTAAAGATGGTTCCGCTGCGGGTTTATTCAATCTGGCTTCTAACGATGGCCTTAGTTATGCGGCTGCTCGTGTCGGTACTCATTTGAGGTTTATCAACAAAGAAGCAGCAGAATATGCAGCAAAAACTTTTCAGCCATTGTATATGAAACATATCTTTGGAATCGATTAATTTATTATTAACTAAAAACATTTATCAAAAATGGAAAGCCAAAACAAAAACGGGCTTATTTATGCCCTAATTTTCAGTATTATCGCTTTCATTATTAGTATTGGTACTGCTATTAGCGTACGTACTAATATTATGGACGATATTAAAGATGCTATTAACCCTGATAAGGTTGAAAGTGTACAAACTACGGATACAACAACGTATACCGAACCGGTAACTATCGATGACATTCTCCAATTCCGAAAGGATATTAAAGAACAATCTCGATATGATTCAATATTTATGAATATGCCGGATGTAGCCCTTATTGCAATACTTATGAAAGGAGGCACTGAAATGTCGAATAGTGACATAGCCAAGGAGTATTTGCAAAACAGGAAGGACTACGATAATGTAGAATTTGGTGCACAAATTAATGATACTTATAAACAAAATAAGATTACACCAGATTCTATACCGAGGAAATCTACGGCTGATATACCTATTAAAGATGAATAAAAATGTCCTTTATATTTAGTTATTGATAATTATTGCACTTGTTCGTGAGAATAGGTGCAATTTCTCAAATAAATATCTTCAGAAAATGACAAACCTGTGGGGCGTAAGTAGAATGCATATCGCATCTTTATACCCTTGAATACGGTAATAGTGGATAAAGTACGAGATATCCGTATTTGTATTCTATGATCGTGCAGACGTTAAAATCAGGTACTCCAATAAGATTTAGTTTTGCAGCTATTTCTGCTTATGAGTTAAAACTAAGGGAGAGCTTAAAATTAAATTGAGACTATTCTAGTTTCGGTAAATAAGTAAAAAGCGTTTTACGAAGTCTCTTATTAACAAATGTATGGTGGATATTAACCATTAAACAAAAATCCAGAATATCCTGGTCGTCGTCAATTGAGTTATTAACTTTTAAATATTTAAAAGATGAGTATTTTAAAAAAAATTTATTTTAAGTGGAAAGCATTTAAAATGCGTTCTCGGGCTAAATCAGAGGCTCATAAAAAGCTCTTTAGTAGTCCACTAGCCTATACAAGGGCTATAAATGAAATTGATTGTCTTATTAATGGACATCAATGGAGTAGTGAATTCAATCCTAAAACAGAGCTTAATAAGCGGTTTAAGGATAGAGTATACTGTAAACATTGTGGGGTTCGTTATCATCAGCATACTTATAAAGAGGCAAATTAACTATGGTACGAATTTATAAAAATGATATTGCTTATATTGTTTGTGAAGTAAAGATATTCAAGAATGATATATCTATTGGTACTACAAATAGTATAATCAATGAGTCCTACATAAAACAAATTATCAAAGATCCTAGTGATAATAGTACTATAATATCGTTAGAAGGTAGTTTTAGTATTATTGTAAATGAGAACTATGATGATTTTATCATTGAGTTCTTCCGTCCGGATCCTATTGCAATTAACAAACAACTAGCAGAAGGAAAACAAAACAAGATAGGTTTTCAACATATTAATCAATAATATTATGAGAATAGTAATTTTTGGTATTAAAGATGATTCACTCACTAGTGAAGAGATTAAAAAATCACTCTCTAAAGCATTTCCTAATGAATGTGGAAATATTGTAGCTATAGAAACAAGCTATATTGCTGGAAGAGAAAACTGTGAAAGTCAAGATAGTGCTTTTATCAGGGCTTGTAAACAACTTTGTGTTGTATGTGGTGATCCTACTGAAGAGGAAGCATTCAGAGGAGCATTTTGGAAAGCGTTTTTTGTTGATAAGGCTATTGAGCCTATTATCCTTAAAACAGTTGCTACTGGTCCACGATCAACGAGAGAGTACAATGCACTGAAAGGCATGAATGCAACATTCCTTCCGAAGCTTGCTATTTCAGCATTAACAACCCTTAACGAAATGTAATTATGGGAAAAACATTTAAAGACAGCGCTTATATGATTAAGTCTGTAAACAAGAGAACGAAAACGACACGTAGAGCTAAATTACAGCCCTATGATCGTAAATCTTTCAAATCTATGAGCCGTGAGTAAATTAATCTGTAACCGGAAATTAAAAGCAACTACTCTTAATTTAATTAAGAATGATTGCCCGTTACAATGTAACAAACAACATTGTGATGTATGTCAATTTAGAGATGATAACTCTGAAAGGACACAAACTAAAGCAGTTACTGTCAGTGCTCCTTCGCCAGAGGCATATGGCAGAGAATTATATTATTAACCCTAAACAAGTTAGTATGGTGCAGTCAACCCAAGCTACTATTTACCAACCAAAACCCTAATGGAAGCTTAGAAATAAGCAAGAGTACAATGGACTATACAACGGTCAACCAGGTATTACTATCTAGGTCAGGTGAAGGAAAGGGGTTGCCTATGAATAAGGAATACGAATAAATAGGATAGTAGTACTAAGGGTATATAGCTTTGATCGGCTATATACCTACTAATAAGATTAATTATAAAAATAGCAGGAGTATTGTATAACATAACGAAGGCCTACCTGTAGAGAGTGCTGTGAACAGTGTTAAATAATAAAGCTGGAAGGATGGCTTAATTCTGCACGAGAGTTATACTTTAATTAATCTTATAAACTCATTGACTGTTAGGTCTATTGAATCGTCGTTTGGACACGGGTTCGATTCCCGTATGCTCCACTATGTTCGTTCGACTCGAACCAGTGGCAGCTCCTGTGATGGGTAACTCTTCCTCATGTGTGAAATAACACAAATGGCAACTGAGCTGCAATCGGGGCATTATGGTTTTGACAGCGACATAGAGGAAATAGAATAGGTCAATAAGCAGATAACTGGCAATACAAGTTATGTAACAGATTACACTCGCTTAGTAGCGTGATAATCTGAACGGCTCGCCATTGTCGTAAAAGGCTGGGGTAAGTAGTTTCATAAGGCTTAGAAACGCTAACACTGATAAGGTTAGAGAAGAGAGGTTCGAATCCTCTCCTTACCACTATTTAATTATCAAAATTATGAGAACTATTAAACAAATAAAAGCTCGTAAGAGGAACTTTACAATTATGTATCTTACTGGTGTATTAACAATGCTTAATTACATCGATAAGCAAATGAGAAATTATGTATTAAAAGGTGCTTTAAACAGTACACGAATTAGCATAGAGTACTTACTAATTCTCATTAAAGAAACAAATTATGAAGATTCCTTTTATGGTGAAACTCAAAAAGATGTAAAGTATGAGTGTAAAGAAAGCAATCAATGACATCCTACCTCAAGAGTGGGATTATGTTCTTAGAAAGAACAAAGTTCTAACAAGAGTAATAGATTTAATCTATGAAAATTGTATACCTCAAAGCTGGCGTAACAATAGAATGCATAAGCGTTCTGTTGAACGCATAAGACATCTAATTCGTAATTGTCCTTTTATAGATTGCTTTGATGCAAGAGCAACTAGTGAAGGATACGATTTTTGGAAAAGAATTGATTTAGAAATTATAAATTATAAAGAACAATGTCGGTAAAGAAAATTGAAATTGTTCCTTGGGTAAAGTTTAACGCTCAAGGAGTCAAAGACGAATTAGAAGCTTTAGCTCAGTCTTGTATCAGTAAAATGGATTTTCTTTCTCAGATTAAGGATAAATATGAACTTTCTTTATCTGATGCAAAGGTAGTAGCAGACAAATTTTTCAAAAAGGAGGAATAAAATATGTTAGAACTTAAAAAACCAGGCTTATATATAGCCAATGGAAAGAACATTAGTGTTCTAGTGAGAATTGCAGGCACTGCGCCATGTTTGGTTGCTGTCAGAGGTATTTTACTAAATGACATGCAAAAAGACGGTACTATCACAGTACTAGAAAAAGACAGTCTTGAACTACAAGACATCGTAGCTAATCCGAAGTCATATGTATTTGACTATCCCTCTGTAAGTGAGGCAGTCAAAAATGCATTAGGCTTAGAGGCTACTGAGAGAACTAAGATTGAGTATACGGAACAAGAGTTTAACGATTTCATTCAGGCTTATAAGAACAACAGAAAGATGTTCCCTGAAGATTATATTGTGAAAACTCAAGTTGTATTCATTAACAAAGGTTTCTCAAAATCTCAGGCAGATATGATTATTGCTCAAATTGAAACAAGGTTAAGGCTTCAAGGAGAGTTGTAATATGAATGTCATTGAGTATTTGCAAGATAAATTGGAGCCTGAATATAGGTTCTATTCAAGTACGTTACCTATAGTAACTACACCTGATATGCCTGTACCATTTATAATAAATGAAAAGGTATATGGATGTGGTAAATTTAACATAGGTTCTACCTGGTATAAGTTAGTAAAAGATAATTCTATAGAAGGTGCAATATTCTATGGATTACCTAATGCTCTTATTACTAGGATTAAACATCCAGAAATAGCTACTATAGCTAAAAGAGTTCAAAGTAAGATATTAAATGTTATGATTACTGATATTCATAACTCAAACTCTAAAACAGAGTTAGTACAGTTAAGAATTGCGGTAAACATGATTATGAATTTAACTTATCTTGATTCCGATAAAAGACTAGAATGGTCTAATTGGATAAAAGAACTCTATTGGAAAAGAAAAGCTGTAATTAATCAATATATATTGGATTACATCCTTCCTTTCTGATCCTAGGATTACGGCTATTGAGTTAGCCGTAGTCCACTAAAAATCTAGCTACTATGAAAGAAGAAGAAAAGCTTCTTGTAGAGCAAGCTAGAGAAGGTTCCGAAAAAGCTTTTAATACACTTTATAATAACTATTATAAAACAGTCTGGTATACTGCTAACAATGTAGTACATAATTCAGATGCAGCAGATGATATAACATCTATGGTATTTACTAAAGTATATTTAAAGTTACAATCTTATACTAATCATATTTCATTTGAAATGTGGTTAAAGACAATTACAGTTAATACTGCAATTGACTATATAAGACGGAATAAAAAAGAGCAGTTAAATAACTATATTGATGATGAGGAGTCAAAGATTCAATTAAGCGGATTAGAACACAGTCCAGAAGATGATATGATATTTCAACAGAATATTAATATTGTTATGGAATGTATTCCTCGTCTTAAGAAAAAGTATAGAGATTTAATATATGCTCGACTTGATGGGAAATCCTATCAGCAAATTTCACAAGAGCTTGCCATACCAGAAGCAACAGTTAAAACCTGTTTAAATAAGGCAAGACAAAGACTAAAACAATTATTTAACCAATATTAACCAATACTTACAAATTATGGCAAATTCATTTGGTCTATTGCTTGCTGCAATAGTGATATGTTTCATCATCGCAAGATTGATGAAAGATGCCAAAGCCTTTTCTAGATTAATGGCCATTCTAGTAATAGGCTTACTTGTAGGTGCAGGAGTTAAAGAAGTATATAAGGAATGTACTTCTACTCCTGAGAAAGCTGCAGTGGCTACTGTAGAATCAGCCCCCACGTATAGTAGTAATACACCCGTTGTTTGGAATGTATTACCTTGCAATCAGGACTATACGAGTAAGGAAAACAAGGCTGAACGTGACAGTACAGTAACTGAAGCAGAAGGATTACCTACAGCGAGAACTGAAAGTAAATTTATAGATGACTCGTGACTGCAGAGATTACATCTCAGAGTTAATTTATTTTATTTACAAGTATATAACCTATTAACTTATAGCGAAGGAGCGCTACATTATCAAAATGGCAAAAGTTAGTAAAAAAGCTGAGAAATTAGCTAAGAAAAATAAGGCAAAGGTTGAGGAACCGTCAAAGACTCAAGATACTGTAGCTACTACAGTAGAAGCGCCGAAACCTGATGAAAAGCCTGCGGAAGTAGTGGAAAACAAAGAAACCAAAGATAAACCGCAGGTTAAGGACGAAAAGACCAAGACCGAAGGGGAAGTTATTGTTCCTGAAGTAGTAAAACCGGAAAGTGTTGCTATCACAACATCTACCTCATTGGGTGGAATGCTTGGTAGTGATGGCTCTAAGGACCGCATTGACAAGAATCATGCGATTGAGCTTATGGGCATTATTCGGAACGAGTATTTGACTAACCCAGAAACTCCTGAAAAGGTAAAAAAAGCAATGAAACGTCAGTTTGACGTTATGACATCTGTTGCTTTAGTACAGTATTTCACTCAGCTTGAAGGCGACTTCCAGACTATGGGAGTACGTATTAATGCCGAAATGCGTGAACAAGCAGAACGCGTTCTTGGTGAATACCTTGGCATTAAGGTGAAGTATATGCAGGCAAATGATAATTCTCGTCAGTTAGTACTTGAGTTCAAGGAAGTGCCTGAGGAAGTGAAGGAAAACGCTAGAAAGGATGCAGCTGCAGCTAAGGAAGAAATTCCTGAACCAGATCCTAATATGCCAGCTGCAGATAAGTTGAAAGCTCTCCGTACTATTTTCTCACAGAAAGAAGGTATTGGAAAGAATTTCCTTCAGGGTATTGAATGGGGACGTAAGGCATTCTCATTCAGTAAAGAAGAAAAGAAGGCCGTTGTGCTTGCAAATCTCATTAAGAGTGGAGCAGATGCAACACTGCTTACCTGCATAAAAGGTATGGTAGGAGGCAAGTTGAATACTGAGCATAGTATTCTTGGTGCACATGCTCTGTTGAAGGGCTGGTGTCCAAGCGTCAGTGATGCAGAAATTGCAGAACTTATTCAGGTAATCGTTTCAATCAATTCCGAAAAGAAATTGAAGGAATGGAACGAGAGAGCCGGTGACAATCTCAAAACAACCTTAGAGAAAGAACTCAGTGCTGTTACTCTCAATATTCTTACTGCAAATGCAGATAAGGCTATTGATGCTATCCTGAAAGGAAAAGATGATGAAGTAACTGTTATGAATGCTGATCAGAACGGCTTTGTAACTATTCATCCATCTGCTATTTACAAGACACTTGTTTCTACATATGGCGATTCTCCAAGTATCCTCAAGGATAAAGTCGCAGAACTTGTCAAATATTATGCGAAACCTATCGCAAGGTTTGCAGATTATGTAGACAAAAGTGCCTATTCCGACAAATAATCAATATGAAACGGATTAATTTGTGGATCACACTATTCGTAGTGTGTCTTGGAGGATTTATTGGATTTGATCCAAATTCTCCGTCTCAAACTTTAGATGCAAGTCAGACTATGATTCGTTGGGTAGACGTACCTAAAACACCAGTAGACGTACTTGGTTTGAATTCTAAGTCTATCAATATCAATCTTAAGGATGAGACTGTATCTGTTGACGGTGACGTCAATAATACTTCTGTGACAATTACAAGGGACGTTGAAACACTCCCGGAGTTTAAAACCAAGGTAATTGAAAAGGTAATTTATTTACCTGAAGACATTGCCTATAGAACTAAGTTTTTTAACAGGTTAATGCCTATTAATAAAACTTTACCAGTTAAAAACTGGTAATCTGCCGAAGATAAACGCAGACCGCTAATAGAGATGCACAAGCGGTATATAAGAGCTATAAGTGTAAAAATTCATTACTTGAGCCTGACTAAGCCGTGTGATGTGAGCAATACAGGATACTGAAATGTATAAGTAATAGCAAACACTATTCTATTTATACTATAGTATGATAACTTGTTGTGTTATAAAATTGTTCTATAACTGAAGAAGCAACAAGAAAATGGGAGAGCGTGCGTAACCCATAAGTGAGAACCGACTGGTGACTAAAAGACGCAGATGTGGAAGGAGCAGCTATCGCATCTAAACAAGGCAAAGGGGTATCGTTCACCTCTATACATATCCGTTTTAGCTATTTCAAAAGCAGAATCACGAAGGGATGTGAACACGTGCTGTATGTTGTCATTTAAATCTGAATCGACTAGCATTCTAGGGTAGTCTCCAAAACTCCCCTGTGCAGGGCGGTAACCAATCCGTTGGCCAAAGAATACTAACCTAGTGTTTTACATATATTTAAAATCTTCACTCGTATCGAAGCGCATGATTCAATTGGGAATGGACATTATTTGTCTAAATATATGTATATAAAGGGGTAAATTATATAATAATGAGCAGAAATTGAGACAAGACATGGCTGAGTAGCAATGATCCATATAGAACTTCATTTGTATTGAAGCTATATGACTGATTAACTGGATTAGGTGCAAAACCTATACGCAATACAGTGAACGTAAGAGTTAGCTGTTTGGGAGAAATCCCTATGGAAAGTAAATTGCGTGTCTTACAGCTTGAGATATTTCATATATAGTTGCAATTACTATACTGTTTATGACAAATAAGCAGAATGAAGTTAAGGTTATTATATAATAAAGTGACTTGTCAGTAATGTCACTATAAAATCTAACGTGCTTTGCACTGGAGTATAAACTGACTAGCGCCTGAAGTCCGCGATAAGACTATTGGTTGATAGATATAGGATTAGTATAAATATATCTATTTCGAAAGAAAAGGGAGTGGGCCAGGACCACTATTAAAACTTGGAAAGTTGAAGTAAAGTTACTTTAGTACTAAGGTTTGCTATAAATAATTTGGTAAGAGCTATGCACTCCAGCATAGAGCAGGATCTTACGAAGCATCCTAGAGGCCGACACGAAGCAGAGTGGAAGTAGTCTGTGTATTGCCTTAATAAGCAGCTTGCATATTAAAGAGAATATGAAGAAGGTAAGACTTATTAATGAGTGCCTACGCTGAATCGAACAGCTATAACAAATAAGGAGAGTGTTAACATGTTTAACTTTAAAACAATTGGGAAGTTCAATGGTAGTAAGTTCTGACAAAACTTACGAGCCACCCCGCTATCGAAGAACCTTGCTACATGAAATTTCGTAAAGTAGTATACCGCAATATACTACCAATGAAGATCGCTGAGACGATGCTTTAGTACCTCTCATTAGGGTATGTCGTTGAATGGTTGGAAATACCATGAGGTGAAGTAGGAACCCGAGATTTGTCGCAATGTCGGAAGTGAATTTGTCCGGAAGTGGGTGTCTTGGAAAATTAGGCAGCTTTTGTAACAGTGTTTTAGTAACGTTTCTCAACAGAAACGACCCTCATTCGCCAGATCCTATTTAGGATAAGAATGTTGTAATAGCTTATATGCCTGTAGTAGTATCGTACTATGATGATAGGCTCTTTATAATGCATCTAATCGCGTTATAAGGTACGGCAAGATAGGGAAACGGTAGGGTTACTAGTCCCCTTTAAGTACAATCTAGAAGCCCAGAGATAATTAACAGATTATTTCAGACAGTTTAACATATTATGAACGTTTAAGTGAAAGTAGATAAGCAGAAGAACAGTTGACTCATACGTCTTATGAGTAAAGTCCTACGGGGAATACTGAGTATGAAGAATCAAGTAAATTACAGATTTTATCAGACATTAACGGATTTATAAGTAAACTTCAGAATATGCAATAGCATTACGATCTAGTAAGTGAGTTCTACTATACTTATACACATTAACAGTAAATTACAGATTTTATCAGACATTAACAATTCGTCGTATTACTGAATACATTATTGAGATTAATTAACCTCTTTCAAAGCTTTATTAAAGCGGCTCTAAGAGACTGAGCAGGTTAGCAGAATAAGAGTAATACGCTAAATTTAAAAATTAGTATTAACAAAAAAAATGATTGTATCTCGCTAAGAAATCAATCTTAAAATCAAGTAGGAGATATTAAAATGGAAAAAGCAACTATTAACGGTGCTATGATTGCTCCGTATCGGGCAGAGTTAGAAACTTGGAATCTTATCGGTAAGAAGATTCTGACAGTAAAAGCAGAACCGGCTGATTTGGAATATAATGATAAAGTTCGGGCAAATGAACTTCGTCTTGTTCGGCCGATTATGAAGTATGTAATCGAAGAAATTGACATTACAGGTAGTCGTATAACTTGTCTTCCTGACGGCTGTACGCCGGTCATTGAATTGAACAATGATCCGTCTTTGCAGTTCAAAATTGGACCTGCCAAGTTCAATGAAGTAAACAATGAAACCATCGCTCAGGCTATTGAGTTCAATAGCAAACCGACTACAACTGGACGTGCTCCAATCTTCTTTACCGATTATCTGAAGTTGACTGAACATGTCAACCGTCTGAATGGCTTCGAGATGGAAAAGGCTGATCAGATTGCAGAAGAGATGCTGAATCTCTCCAAGATGCTGAAGGAACTTAACAATCTTCAAGCGTCTAACTGTGATCGTTATTATGACGAGCTCGGTACTCCGATTAAAAAATAACGAAAAGTTCTCGTAAAGGATGAAAATACTTTCTGATTCTAAGAAATTATTACTTGAACTCCTTTTGAAAGATACTCGTATTAGTAGTGAAATTCTTCTTAATGGAGAAATTCCTGAGTCTATTAAGGTTCATGACGATGGGTCAGTAACCTTTTATAGAAGTAGACAGCATTGGTGGAGTTGGCTGTTTCAGGATAAAAAAACTTACGAGTTTCGGGAGTTGAGTACAATGATGCTTGCAGCTTATAGCAAGTATCTACCGCCAAATAAGTATCTCAATAACATTCTTACTCAGAAAGTTATTGAAGAAGCTTATAAGACTCATGATTATGAGTCAGTTATCAATCGATTTGCTTTGTATGCTTTTCTAGGTGTAACAGAAGGGGATTACAAAATTAGTAAAACTATGCTGATAGACGATGATCCACAGCAACAGCAAAAAAATGCGCGTGGACAAAAAATAGGCTCATGTATTGGCTATCTTAATTTAGGTGGTGGAGACATGGCAATCAATATTAATCTCATAGAAGATTAATTATTCATGAATAAGTATTAGCAGATGTACGCTTATTCCATGCTTAGAATTGAATAGACTCATCAAAAGAGTATTTAGTAGATATGTAAAGACTATAGTAAATAGATGTAAATGTTATTAAAGTAGTTATGTATCGAATAAGAAATGGAGATGTTTATATAAAACCACAAGAGCCCAAGATGATGGGTCAGGGCTTCTTGGTTTTTTTATCTGCTAGTAGATAATGACCGTAAGGTTAATAAGGCAAGCTTGAAATAATTAGAGCTACTCTTTCGATAGAGCTACTAGCACTACAGGTAAGCGATTTCTAATATACGTTATTTTAATCAAGTATTAACTTTTTAAAAATCAACATATATGACAAGATCAATTACAACAAATATTAAGCCAAACATACTCATTACAAAACGTGATAAATTAACTGCAGAGATTACTCGTAGCTGGCGAATTATAGCTACAGAGAATGTAGTTAAAAAAGGTTTTACTCGTAATTATGATTTACGAGCATTACTAACTCATATTCGTGCTATGTACGAAGAGCTAGTAATTCTTAAGTTACGAATCCAGTGTGCTAATATGGGAATGAAGTTTAAAGATCTTCCTAAAGATGCTAACATTATTAACATTTATAAGCTATCTGCTTTAAATGAATTCTATGTTAAGCTAGGTGAAATGGCTAAGGAGCACACAATTAATCCTGTACTTAAGGCTAAAAAAGGAAAACGTAATTTAGGTATTACTGAAGAACTTACGCGTACATATTTCCGTAATATGCAAAATGGGTGTTTGTTAACATTGAATAGTTTGCGTAAAGCAATTGCTGATTTCAATGACAATACAGATTTAAGTGATGATTCTGCACCTTTGTATTTAGTAGCATAACATTACTTTTATTGTTTTCATAAAAGTTTTAAAAATTAATGAGCAAAAGGAGTAGTAGAAATATTACTCCTTTTTATAAAATATTATAACTATGAATAAAACTGATCAACAGAAAAATAATACATATATAGACTACTGGACAAAAACCGGTAAGTTTTCTAAAGAAGCTAATCAATCCATTAAGATTGCAAAGACTATAACTTATACAGATAAGAGTGGTACAAAACGTACTCGAACTACATTTCAACATCCTACCTTAAAGGATATTACGTTTAGTAAACCACATATTAGAAATAGTGGTCTTACTAAGGAAGAGAAGGAAGAACGTTTTGACAAAGCTCCTTTTAGTGATTATCATGATAAATTGATTAACTCTACTTATAGTAGAGAAAATCGTATAGCTAAACAGCAAATGCTAAAGGCTATTCATGATGAGAAAATACAGAGTATTATGTTTAAGAAAGCAACGCATAAACTTGCCGTAACTAAATATAACCAAGGAGATTGTCCTAATTTATTAGTAGTAAAATTATATGATAGTAATAATCTACCATATAATTTTAGTAGTACACCATCTCGACTCAGTTTAGAGGAACTTCGCAAGAAAGCTGAAACTATGAACTTAGAATTCAGCAAGTCAATACGAAACTATGCTGGAATTGAAATTTGGGAAAAATCAGAATATATGAAGAAATATAATGGCGGAAACTATCGTTTCTGTATATTCCGAGAAAAACAAGACACTAAATCAGAAAAAGAAACCAAATTAGCAGCATGATGGATGAAATTACAGCGTTAGACATTATCAGTATTAAGCGAGAAGCAGCAAAACTTATTCGAGTAAATACTGAAATACGTGAAGGGCAAGCTATATACATAGCAGCTCAGAAAATGTTCCCTAAAGCAGTTAATAAGTTGAAACATACTAGAGTTGATTGCTTCTATGAAGATTCTAGAATAGATTCATTTCTACTAGAGTTACAGAAATTAAACAATAATTAAAGCCAGAGCTAGGAAACTAGCTCTTATTGCGGGGTAGAGTAACGGTAACTCATTAGTCTCATAAGCTAAAAATATAGGTTCGAATCCTATCTCCGCAACTAACTAAACTTTAATGATATGCAAATACGTGGAAAGACGGTATTTGTATTCGATATCGAGGTATTTCAAAATATCTTTCACTGTTCTGTTAAAAATACAGAAACAGGAGAAGTATATAAGTTTGAAATCTCTGAAAGAAAGAACCAACTAAGAGAATTAGTAAGGTTTTTTAAACAAGTAGATTCTTACATAAAATGGGGTGATTTCTATACTACAAATTTAGAAATAAAATCTGAGATTATCTTTTGTGGATATAATAATCTACATTATGATAATCCTATAATAAACTATATTATAGAGTATGAAGACAAACTCATGAGTTATAATGTAGCTACAATATGTAGTTCTATATTTAACTTAAGTAGGACTATTACTACTTCTACAGAAGATGATATAGAAACTTGGAAACATTGGAAGTATCAGATTTGGTTTGATACTTTTGATTTACTTACTATGCTTTACTCTAATAAACTTAGAGTAGGTTTGAAAGAAATTCAAGTAACTATGCAATATCCTAATGTACAAGAATTTGTATGTGATTGGAGTAAGCCTCTTCCATTAGAAGATTTTGACAATATGATTGATTATAATATCAATGATATTGAATCAACTACAGAGCTTTTAAATAGATGTAAGAAAGATATTGACTTACGTATAGCTATTGAAGACGAATACGGTGTACGAGTCCTTAGTAAGGATGGTGTAAACATTGGAATGAAGATTTTAACTCAAAAGTATCTTGAAAAAACAGGTCTAACCTGGTGGGATATTGAAGGATTAAGATCACCAATGGATTATATACCATTAAAGGATGTAATACTACCGTTTATTAAATATGATAGTCCTATCTTACAGGAAGTACTAAATGATATGAAAAATCAGATAGTATCTCCTGGTAGAAAAGGCTACGAAAATAACTTCGTATTTAATGGTTTACGTTACACTGTAGGAGTAGGAGGGATTCATTCTAAAAATGATCCTGAAATTATTATTCCTAAAGAAGATGAAATGCTCATTGACATCGATGTCGCATCACTATACCCAAGTATGTTAATAGAATATGGATTTTACCCTAAACATTTAGGTCCTGAATTCTTAGAAGTATATTCTCAAATTAAAGATGAGAGAATAGAAGCAAAACATAATGGAGATAAAGTGAAAAATGAGACATTAAAGTTAGCGTTAAATGGTTTGTCAGGTAATCTACAAAATCAACATAACTTCTGTTATAGTCCTTTCGCAGTAATGCAAATTAGGATAAATGGACAGTTATTATTGCTAATGTTAGCTGAAAAGCTGACACAAATAGGATGCCGAATCGTCCAGGCAAATACTGATGGTCTGTTTGTATTACTTAAGAAGAGTATATATGAACAGGCTAATAAGATTTGTCGAGAATGGGAACAACTTACAAGACTTACTCTTGAAGAAGAGCGTTTTGAAGCTATGTACCAATATGCAATTAATGACTATATTGCAGTTAAAGAAGGATATAAGGAAACTAAAAATCCTGATTTAATTAAGACAAAAGGTATGTTTATTACTAAAGTACTATTAGGTAAGGGATTATCTGCAAAGATAATACCTGAAGCTATTATAAAGTACTTTGTAGATGGTATACCAGTAGAAGACACTATAAAAGGATGTACAGATATACGTAAATTCTTAATGTCTGAGAAAACTGGTAAACAATGGCATGTTAAATACATGAACCAAGAACAACAGCGAACTAATCGTTTCTATGCATCTACTAATGGTGGATACTTATGGAAATGGAAATATACGGGTCATGCAGAAGGTGAAGTAGTAGAATACTATGAACCTTATGTAGGAAGACAAAGCTATATTGCAAAAGAAAAGTCATATCAGAATATGCTTACTGCATCTGGTGTTACTCTTTTGAATAAGTTCGATGATAAACCAATTGAAGAACGCAAAATTAATTACAGATATTATCTTAGAGAAGCTCTAAAGATAATTGAAGAATTACAACCAAGACAATTAGAACTGTTTTAACAGAATCTAACATATTGTATCAAAATTTTAGGATTGTCATAAACTTTAATGCTTATGATACTAGAACTAGATACATCTCTATTAAACCTGTCTCTTATACACATCTCCGAGCCCACGAGACGGAGCTACATCTCGTATGCCGTCTTCTGCTTGAAAAAAA